ACCGAGATTGCCTGCGGAGGGCCGCCCTGAACGACGCCTGTGTATGTCGTTGTCGGGCCGCTGTAATCAGCTAACGCGACCGTTGCGATGAACGGCGCGAGGAACAGGATTTTGGCGGGCAGATTTCTCATGGCGTCGAAAATCCTATGCTATAAAACGGCCTGCCGCCCGTGGCGGAAGTTGACGTAATGATTTGAACGGCGGTGTTTTGTCCAGCCGTAATAGACGCGCTGTCCGTTGTGTCTGTGCATGATGTATTGGTATTCGCGATCTGGCATGTGGGTCCGCTGGCTGGACTGGCCCCGTTAACTCTCAATGTGCAGATGTCGGTGTTACCGGTACCGGGAGCAACGCCAACACTGCAATAGAAACTCTTGAATGTTCCAGTTATCGCCCACGGGACGTTGATGCCACCCTCGGTTCCTGTCGTGCTTGTAGTGAACCCTTCCAGCGGAAAATATGCCGTCGTATTGGCCGTCAGGATGGCTAAAGCACCGCCCGCCGCGACGCTGCGCGCCGTCGTGAGATAGGTCGAGCTACGGTTCCATATGTCTCGCGTCGCCAGATTAGGGACCGTCCACGACGGGAAAATCCCAAAACTCGGAACGAGCGGCCAATATCCTGGACCAATGACGATCTCAGAAAGATTGGCGTTTGTGATATCCCAAACATTCTGGAATTGAGTTGAAAGTGAATTCGACGCGGGGCCTACTGAATAGTCCGATATGTTCCACCCATTCGCGTTTACTTGAAATGCCGCCGTCGCAGCGTGCGTATTGTCGTCTTCAACGACCGCGCCAAGAATCGTATCGTTCTCATAGCCGACCCCTGAAATCTGAACCGGGATTGTGCCGTCGCGTTCAAGCGGACGCGGCGCAACAAATCGAATGCCTGTAACGGACTGGCCGCTCTGCGCGTTCATCACAATGGCAGCGCCCGTTTCAGTCGCAAGCCGCAAGCTGTTGAACGTCCAAACACCAGCAATGCCACAACCGGACTGCACTCCCCCTGGACAAGAAGCTGCGACTGGAGAGAAAAGCTCTAATGCTGCAACCGATGTATGGTCGAACGCTGACATCGCATCCGTTGTGATATCATAAATACTACCGTTCGTCAGATCGGCATAAAGCCCATACGGCTTTCCGACTCCATTCGTGCCAGCATTGAAGCATTGAAGCTCCACGTTCACCATCGTTACGCCATCGACGAACTGCCCTGTTGCCGGGGCGAGACGCACCATCGCTCCTGACGTATCGGAATTGCAGACGGAAGCTCCTGTATTGCCACCGTTAAACTGAATGTTTGCCATATAGGTATTGGAACCCGCCGCGAACAGAAAATTTGAATGGTCATTTATTCCATTTTTGAAATCGCCACTGATGTTTACGAACGTACCGCGCGATGGCCCTTGCGTAGCGTCGCCCTGTTCAAACACGGATGAGGCATGATTGATAACGAGATTGGAAATCTTCCAGTCCGTGGCGTTCACGACATCGAGCGCAAACGTGTTGGCTGTCGGTGCGTTGTTAAACACCAAATTGAAATCGTGAATGTAGGGCGATATAGCTGACGTGCCATCGGCACCCAATGTAAAGAACGTCGTTGCGCTGGCCGAATCCGAAACTGGAAAGGTCAATCGAGTCGTTGGTCCCTGCCCGTATATTTCACCGCAACGTCCAGTAAGCGCCGGAGGGTTCGATGCCAAATTCCATGTTCCACTCGGAAAAAATATGCCTCCGATGGTTCCGGCAATACAGTCGGTGATGGCGTTGGCAAAAGCGGTCGAATTGGCCGTAGCGGTTGACGAGGTGGTCACGCCGTAATTCGTAATAGGCACGATAGGAAGATTTAGCGGTCCGCTATAATCAGCATAGGCCGCCGTCACTGCCGATAGGCAGGCAATCGCAATAAGGAACTTGCGAAGCACCTATTTTGCCCCTACGGTAAGAGGGGTTGATGCGGCGCTCGCTATCGCGAACCACTGATCGGAAGGAACGTATGTGCCCTCAAATGATTTGTCCCATAGAGGCGGCAGCGTAATCTCTCCCGCAGCGCAGGCCGTTCCGGTGATCGTCGCGGGATTAGTCGTGCTAATACAAATCGTGGCCGTGGGACTCTGATTATGAAAATCCGCAAAGACTTTCGCCGTCGATGCAGCCAATATCGAACCGGATGAAGTCCCGACCGTGACACCAGAATAAGCTCCGGCTGAGTTGGTGGGAGCGGAGACAACCGTTCCCGTAAATGTGCCACTCGTGCAACCGTTGCCGTTTTGATCCTGCGTCTGCGGCATATTTCTTCCGACAGAGTATGTCGAGTTCGGGGAGCCGCAAGCCGTGACCACATTCAACAGCGGGGGCGTGGATTGCGCGCGCGCCTCGCTTTGCCACACCGCTGACGCGACAACCGCTAGACTAACATGCGCGGCGAAGAGAATTGCGCGCTTCACCGAATGTACCATATCGTTGTCCCTTGCGAATTGTTGATGGTGATGTCTTGGTTGGGAACGCTGAGCGCCCATGACGATGAGCCGTCGAGCGTGTCGCTGCCGCTCATCTGAATCGTGCAGGCGTGCGCGGTCACGTCTATTTTCTTCACGTCCCATATTTGGTTCGGAAATAGACTTCCGAATGGCACCGTGATTACGATAGGTCCGAGGGTGGCGTCACACGGCCAAAGCTGGGCGGTGCCGTCCAGAGTCGTATTTGAACTGACGGTTGAGTGGACAGTATAAAGCCCGAGCGTGGGCGAGATACAGAGGCGCAATCCAGTGTCGAGGGTGATTGTCCGAATCTGTCCGACTTGGCCTGAAATCGCCCCGCAGGCCGGAACAACCTGACCGGTCCCCGGAACGCCTTGTGCATGCGCCACGCCCGCAGAAAACAGCCCCAGAAGGAAGCCAAGCCAGATTCGCCGCACGATTGCCCCTTACTGTTGCTCGAATAACACACATACCAAGATTTGTGCGGTTCGGTAAGGGGGTGAATTGGGTCACGCGAGCGCGCGTGCTGCGAATAGGAGCAAGCGTATTGCCGCTTGGCGCAGGCGGAATAGTGGCTTTCGAGACCTTGGGCGCGGCGCGGCTACGCGATGCGAAGATACTGCAAGCAGCAATTGCGGCTGCGCTGCCGGAGACGGCGGATAGCCAGCCTTCGACCAAGCGATAAGAGAGGGGTCTTTTTCTATCATGGCCGCGTGGCTTCAAATTGTGCATGCGCCACGCCCGCAGAAAACAGCCCCAGAAGGAAGCCAAGCCAGATTCGCCGCACGATTGCCCCTTACTGTTGCTCGAATAACACACATACCAAGATTTGTGCGGTTCGGTAAGGGACGAGCTAGGGCTGGGCGGACTGCGCGTGGCGCTCCGACATCGGCCTTTTGGTGTGCGGCCCATCTAGCCACGCCTTGAGACCGCTCGGGGAAAGTTCATGGGTCGACCAGCGCCGCTTAGGGCCGGAACCATCGGAGAACCCATCATCATAAATCGCCCGGGCAGCTTTGGAGGATTTGGCCCCAAAGACCAGTTTGTGTTCGTCGAATTTCTTGGTCTTGGGATCGAACTGGTTCACGACGAATATCCGAGTGCTTTCGGGATGAGGCCCAATGTAGGCGTCCACATGTTCATTATCGGCACCTATTGTGCGTTTTATGTAGCCGTAATGTGCGCTACTGTGTCGGTTCTCCCAAGGCTTTCCATCGGCACCAAGCCCTCGCCGCGCAACACCTTTCGGCGTCTCAATCGAAAGATCAAAGCCGTGGATCGTAACGTGGCCCTTGCGATAATTCCCGGCCTCGATTTGAGCAGGCGTTGGGTTCTTGTCTGCCTCCGCTGCGGCAGCATGAATGCGGCCGCCATCGGCATACTGCGGAGCTGATTGGGTAGCCTCGAACCCTGACTGCTGGATCATCCGCTGCGTGCGTGGCGAAACTCGGCTCTGTGGATTCAGCGACGTGCGGATTACCCATTTTTGGTAGCCGCGATCCATGCCGAGTGACGTCATATGTTTTTCGGCCTCGGCAGTCTGACCGCTCAGGATTTGAGCGCGGATTGACGGCATCGCTTCGCCGATCTGATATTGTTGTTCGTCCTTGGCGCGGTAGTAGAATCCCGAGGCTTCCCCGCCCGGCGCGCCATGACTGACTGTGACGCCTGCCGCTGGAAGCGCGACCCCCAGTACGGCTTCGCCACGGGTGCGCGGGATAGAAACCCCGAGCTTTTCTGCGGTCGGTGCGATTGCCGCCTTTGTCTCCGGCCCAAGGGTCGCGCCAAGGACGCTACCGGCCATCTGAGTCGGAAACACAGAATCCATCGCGGCCATCACGATTTTTGCCATTGCTTTGGCATCTGCCGCAGGCGTCTTGTCGTAAGGGTCATAGAGCTTGCGCCCGTAACCGCGATCATTGGCCACCGCTTCATATACTAGCCGCGCATAAGGACTCAATTTTCGCTTGAGAGTATCCATCGGTTCGTCGCCCCAATCCATCAGCTCTTCACCGACCTTGCCGGTTGGCATACGGCCATACAGCGCAGTTCCATCTTCTGCGTGCCCGATCAGGAATTTGTTGGTTTTGTCCGGCTCATTTTGGGCCGGTGGTTGGAAATTGTTCGGTTGCCCCATGCCTTGGCGAATAGCGTGCGCGGCGTAAGCCGCGCCATAATTGCCCAAGCGACTGAGACCCATGTCAATCAAGAGCATAGAGAGTGCCTTGCGCCGCACCACGCTCTGCACATTCTGCAATTCCTGAACGCCTTTGTCACGGAGGATTTGAGCCTGTACGTCGCGTGGAAGGCCGAGCGTAAAATCCTTGTACGCACCCAGATTGCCCAGCGTGAAGGAACGCGAGAACAGCATAAGATTTGCCGTCATGCGCGCGCCTTTGGACATGGCTTCCATCGGAAGCGCGCCCGCGTAGCGATTGGCAAAGTGCGCGGCGGCACGATCCGCCGATTCCGCGCTCATGCCCTGTTCTTCAAAATGCTTGGTCAGAGTCGAGAATATGCCCATCTGAAGATCGGCCACGCGATCCCAGAGCATTGTATTGTGCCAGAAATCCCCGAAATGATCGATCTTGCGCTTGACGGCCTCGGCACCATCCTTGTCGAACAGCCCAACAGCATTGCCGATGGCTTTTGCCGTCCATGAGCGACCCGGCGCGATCTGCGGAGGCTCGGCAATCGCCGTAATATCCTGATTGAAATACCGATGCCCAATTGGGTCCATCCCGGCATCAAGCGCGCGACGCATCATTTCTGGGTCCCGCCGCGCAACAGCGCCCTCTCCGTAAAGCTGAATGCCCGGCTTCACCGCGCCATGCTCATCGGTGTAAAACGGCGTGAGCAGTTTCAGCGGTGCAGCAGGAAGCGCCTTGCCCCAGATCACCTGATTGTGCATCAGTGGCGACCACATGATCGTGGACATCATCCGGCCCTTCAGGTCCATCAGGCCCTGATAGAGCTTGTTTCCAGTTTTGCTCAGAACGGCCTTTAGCGGACCTTCAAACTCTTTCGAGACGTAAAGCGGCTTGGCCTCGAACTGGGTTTGTCCATTCTGATCGAGCGCCGGAACCGTTTTGCCGGTTTCGTCCGTGACGAATTTCGGTCCCCATGTCTGAAATGCCGGATGGTCGAGCGTGAAGAAATCCTGCGGACTGGATGCGCCCCCTTCTTGCACAACAGGCTCGCCAACTTCCTTGCCCATGTCCTTGATGCGGTCGATCATCATGCGGCCAGCAATGGCCTTTTCCAGATTGCGCACGCCAAGCGCAACCGTGCGAACATCGTGAACAACGGTCGCGCCTTCGCCGAACTTCGCTTGCGCAGCCGCTTCGGTTTCTTCCGCCGTGTCATATTTGCGCTCGCGGATGTTACCAGTCGTGGTCGTAAGATTGCGCCCCACGGAGCCGGGCTTCTCAACATTACGGCCAACACGCTCCGCGCCCTCACCCGTCATGCGAACGACCATGCGGGGCACCCAGTAATCGACGCCTTCGCCCTTCACCATGCCGAGTTGTTTTGCGACATCGAACGCGGATGTGGCGCGCTTATTCAACTCATCCATCGTCGCGCGCTGATCGGGAGGCAGTTTGTTCAAGCCCTCATTAGGTCCGGGCACTTTCCCGGCGCGGAGCAGATCATCCTGCTCATCGCCTGCGTCCCACATGGCCTTGCGGTCTTCTGGCGAATAGGTCTTTTCCAGATGCTCATCGACCTTGCCCCACTCGAAATCTGCCCGGCGCTGTGTGTTCATAAAATCCTTGGCGGTTGCGCGGGCGCGAGGCGAGCCTGCCGCCATCGGGGATAACGCCATCTTCATATGCTCGCCTAATTCCTTGACGGAGACGGGCATGTATTTGTCGATGGCCGAGGAAATCCTGCGCCCGACTTCATCCGCGCCTTCGCCCATCAGGCGTGCGTAAACCCCACGAGGCGTTTTCGATTGCTCCTGAACCTCCGCCGGTTCGCGCTGATACGCAGTCGGTTCCGAACGTGCCATCCGCATGGGTAGGTCACGGGTTCCAACTTCGCCAGACTGAATGCGCGAGAACACATCGTTCGGCGTTGCGTCCGCACCAAAAGCGCGGCGCACATGATCGCCGATCTGCTGGAGCAATTGTTGCAGCCGCCCGAACGTCTTGGCGATGAATGGCGGCAGTTTCGATGGCGCACGCCGCCAGTTCGAAAATTCCTCAGCGACCGCCTCTTCGGTTTTGAGCGCATCGTCGCCGCCCGGATAGCGGGCATCAATGTTGTGCTTGCCGATCCAGTCTCCGGCTTTGGCCGCGCGTTCCAGCGCATTCCATTCCGCAGGCTTGATGAAATTACTGTTTTTCAGATAGTGGATTGCCTCATGGCGTAGCGTGCCTTCCGCATCGGGACTTTCCAGCGACCACGCGATCAACCTGCGCATTCCATTGGTGTACGTCGCACCCAGCGTGCGTGCGTTCGATGCAGTTCCGGCCTGACGGTCGAATTCGGAATCCGTTTCGAGCGCGCGCGCGGGAATGACCTTGGCGCTCGGGACGATCTTCTGCGCAATCTTGCCCACGCCATCAAGGATGCGCTGTTCGTGCGGGAGCGGATTTTCCGGCAGGTGTGCGATCAGGTCGTCCGCCAGCGCGACACGCGGACCGAGCGTATTGATCGGATTGTCAATGTCGCCGCGTTGGAACAATGTCTGTTGTTCTGCTGCTGGTTCCGCGAACATGCCGCCCGGATCACGCTGCGCGACATCGGCACCCATGCGCCCATGACCACTCGCTTCCTGCGCTGCGGCAAGTTGCCGGGCCGATTGCTCGGCACCGGGAATTATGGATTGAGGAAGGCCTTCGGCACCGGCTTCGTACTGGACAGTCGGCTCCAATGCAGCACTACTACCGTTTGCTTCTCGATCATCTGGCGCAGTTTCGACCGCTCCTGATGGTTCAAGGTCGGCTGGCGGAGAAGCGTCTTCAAAGCCTGAAGCCTCTTCATGCTCAGAGCCAATGTCTGCGCCCGGTTCATAACCTTCATCTTGGAGCCTTTCCTGCGTTTCGGGCAAGAGGTCGTGGAAATCCTGATCGATGCCATGCTCGGCTTCCGCAAGGTGCGGCTCCGGCGATTGCGAGGCGCGGTAATCGAGCAGTTTCTGCGCTGCGGTTGGCACGTCATCGCCTGAACCTATACCAGCGCGGCCCAATTCCTCGTCCATTTGGCGACGGCTCAGGAGGTCGAAATAATCCTGATTAGCGGGGTGATAGACCTTGTCGCCCTGTGCCTCACGGCCCAGAAGATCGTAAAAATCGTTGAGGTCGGTATTGTGGACATCCTCTTCGGGGTTTCCGCCAAACCAGCCTTCTTGCGCCAGATGTTCGCGCATGTAGTCGGGCGTCATACCGGAGCCGTTTATCAGACCCGGATATTTTACGTCCTTGAGCGTGGCCCCGATTTCTCCGGCGTCTGGTAGCGGCGCTCCGTTCTCATCCTTCGTAGCAATCCCGCCTGCCTGCTTGATCGCCTGAAACAGGGATTGCGGTTTCGGCATGGGTGAGTTTGCCTGACGTACGTAGCTTTCGGCAGCGGCGACATCCTCGGGATCGTGAGGGTCGATAAGGTCGGACGGCGGTGTGGCTGCGACAGGCTCAGCCGTCACCGGTGCCGTGGGCGGTTCAGGTGCAGCAACCAGATCATGCGGCGGCTCAACCCGCTTTCCCTTGGCAGCGTAATCGGCAAGCGCGGTCGTGGGCGCCAACGCTGGGCGCAGCTCCGGCTCTGCCATGCTGGGCCGCGCAACGGCACCCTCGGCTTCTGGCACAACGGCGGGATGCTCGGCACCGACGAACATTGACGCCGCACCCAGATCGCCAGCCGCGCTTTCGGCCTGAGCCTGAGGCATTCCGTAACCCATAAGGGTTGGGACCGGAGCCGCCTCAGCCCCATAGGCGAGACTTTCCAGCGTGCGGACGGCTGCGCTGACAGGTGCCTCGACTACCGAAGCCGCCGTGCTATCCATGACTTTTGGGATGACTGCGGGCCAACCGGATGCTTTCGCCTCGGCAACATCGGCAGATTTCTTTTCTGGAGATGCGGTCCACGGTTCCTGCCACGGCTCAGCCATTGCGTTCGCGACATAGCCAAGCGGATTCAGGACTGGATTGCCTTTCCAGTCTGGCTGGCCCGCTGGTTTCTCTGGCGCGGATGCGTGGGCCTGATACTCAGGCGAGTTCGGACTTTCGCCGGGCAATGGCACGGGCGGCGGCTCACTCGGTCCGCCCATAAGATCGCTTGGCGGCGCAAGCAGATCAGATGGAGGTCCGCCGACAAGATCGTCAGGCGGATTGAGCGCATCCATGGTCAGTTATGCGCCCACGCGCCGTTTGACTGCCACCACCACTTGCCTTGCGACGGACTGAATTGCGCGCTCGGCGGCAAATTCGGCGGACGCTGCGGGATAGCAGGCGCAGTAGCAGGTGCCGTGCCGCCCGGCGTTCCATTCTGGCTCAAATCCGCACCAGCGTATTTTCGCGCTTGGCCAGTAATCCACGATGCGCGATCCGGGACGGCCTTCGTCGGGTCTTTGGGCGCGCCCGTGATGGGGTCAAGGAACGAGGAATTGTAATCACTCGCTGCACGGATCAGCGCCTCATTGGCGGAAGGCTTGCCGGATGGCTGCGCAGTGCGCGCATTGATGACGACGCCGGGGTGGAAGACCATCTCACCAGTTTGTTCATTCGCGATGTAAGCTCCCGGAACCTGCTTTCCGGTGGCAGGATCAATGCCCTGCCCCGGCGCGGGCGCGCCGAATTTCCCCTGACCGGCTCGCTCGCCAGCTATCTGCGCCATGAGAAGGCGGTCCTGTGCCATCTGGGCATCGTAGGCTGCCCTGTCTTTTTCGGCTTGACCACGATCCTCATGCTGCATGTCCGCCGCATCCTGCCGCTCACTTACACTGGACGTGCGATAGTCACTCATCATCTTGGCATTCAGTGCCGCCTCGGTCGGAATGCCAGTGTCGAGAATCTGTTGGTCGCCAGACGCATCGGGAGAGCGGATCATCACGGTAGCGCCGGAGTGATCCACAACAGGCGGTGTGTCGAGTTCGCGGCCATATTCGTTCGAGCCTTGCTGAAGCCCGCGCGCGACATTCTCCAAAGCATTGGGTGAACTGCCTGCCGCCATGGCAAGTCCCGCATCGGTGATCGCGCGCCATGGAGAAGGCTTCGCTGCCTGCCAGACAGGCTTTCCTTGTCCGTAATTTGTGACCTGTCCTTGCCATGAAGGCGGCGTTTCATCGGGCGTCATGGCCCGCGTTGGCGCACCTTGCGAAGCATCGGAAATCGCCGTCATGGGCTGATCGTCGGGGAATTGGATTGTGCCGCCATCGTCATAGTGCGGCCGGCCGCCATCGCGCATAAATGCAAGCGCGCCGAGTCCGCCCAGCGCGACGCCGCCGAGGTCATCCCAAAAGGATGCCCCATGCTGCTTCGGAGCCTGCGTCGATCCGGGTCCGCTGATAGGCACGGACAGGGCATCGCGCACGCCCTGTGGAAGTTGCGTCGTTGTTGGGGCCGTTGTGTTCTGCACCTGCGGCAACGGGTTGAACCAGTTGCCCATCTGACTAGTCTGACTAGATGGCGGCTGTGCGTAAACCGACATATCGACTTGTGGGGTGGCAATTCCGGTCGGCCCTGTCGAACCGCCGCCTGCCAGGCTGCGGGGCATTCCTCCGGCAGATGCAATACCGTTCATCGGCATTCCATTCGGCATATGGCCAAGGCGCATGGCCAACATGGCAGACGGCTCCATCTCGACAGGGCCACCCATCGCGCGATGTTGGATGCGTCCGCCTTTGGCGAACAATCCGGCCTGCCCAGCAATTCCTAACCCCGACATTCCAAGGCCCGCAAGCTGGCTTGCCGTGTTTGGTCCCGGCGTCGTGGTTGATGACGTTCCACCTGCCCCCGCTCCAGCACCCTCCACAAGCCCACCCAGCCAATTAAGCTGCTGGTACGGGTAGGCCTGCTGGGCCTGAAATTGCTCGTACGGGATGTTGAGTTGTTCCTGGCCCATTTGCTGTTGAAGCCCCCCGGCCTGCAAATTGGCTGACGCGCCCGTGAGCGTCGTATTCAGGGCCTCTGGTCCAAGCATTCCCATGGCATAGGACGCATTCTGCGCGCCCTGATTTGTCGCCTGCTGGGCCTGCATTTGGGCTTGGTTCTGGGTGTTGAACTCGCCTTGGGCATTCGTGTACCCGGCATTTTCCAGACCTGCGATGACAGGTGCCTCAGCCGTTTGCTGCTGGCCGGCCAGAGACGATTGCGCGATGGCTTGGCGATCCCCGCCTAAGGCCCCGGCACTCGCGATATTCCCCATAAGCCCACTTTGCTGCTGGGCGTTCTGGAGGTTCATCTGCTGCTCGGTCGAATTCACCACATCGTTCTGATAGGGCGAGTAATACTGGCCGACGCTGTTTTGATTGTAGGCGTTCGACGTGATCGGCGTTGCACCTTGGGCCGCGTACTGGGCTGCTGAATTGATAAACGGCGCAGCCATGCCTTGCGCGTCTGAGATCGTATTGAAGGCCTGATTCTGCTGGGGGGTAAAACCCTGAACCAACGAACCCCCATATTGCTGCTGCGGCTGCTGGGCCTGCGAGAACCCGGCGTTTACGAGGTTCGTATACGCATTGAGGAATTGCTGCGGCGGCTGCGACGACGAAGTGGATGTCTGATTTTTGGCCCCCACGCGCAACTCCCAAGGTCAATTTCGAGGTGTTGCATGAATATCACAAGCGGAGAAAATCGCGAAGCCCTAACGTCGAGTCCAGAATGTGCCCCCTATCTGCTGTCCGTACCGCCCCCAAAGGCGCAATTTGGCTGGAAGCCGATTCAGGCTCAGGACGGTGTTCTCAAGCACGATATCGTAGCCCACGCGGTTCGCCATATCTTCGCGGTGCCACGCGGCAAATTGAAATAATTCATCCGCGAAATCAGACGCCCGCTCATCCGGGTTGACGAATAGCCAGACCTGACTCAGCATCCATTCGCTGGTGAACCATGGTTTGACGGCCTGAATCCCTATCGAGGCGGCAATGCCGTATTCGCCGTCGATGATGCCCGCGATACCGTTCTCGCCTCGGCAGATTTTGCCGACCGTGCGCGCGACATCCACCCTATCGACTGGAAGCCCAAGCGAATTATCCGCTTCCAGATCGAGGACGAGTTGCTCATAAAGCGCGGTGACATCGGTTGTGGTCGCGATGCGGACGGAAGCAGGCTGCTCCACAAATCTCTACCTCTTCGGTTCTGGCGCTGATTTCAAGAACTTCATCTGGTGCTTGCGTACGCGGCTGACAAGCTCTCGCATCGCTTCATGTCCGGCCGCAAGATCGGTTCGAGCCTTGGATTTCCCAAGCTTACGCATCCGATGCCCAATCTTCTCCACGTCATTGCGATGCACGACCATCTCGCCACCGGCAAGGATGACATCAGATAAGGGTTCGCGACCACCGCGAGAATATCCAATATCGGGCAATTGCGTGACAAGATCAGAGGCATTCACCTGCGGTCCCATAGACTGAAGAGCAGAATCGCTAAGCGCCTGTATTGGTACGGAAGATGAAACGGGCGCCGGCGAAGTCGATGCCGGACTACCGGCGAACTGCGGCGGCGCACCGCCAACTGACGACGGCGTTTGTGAGGATTGGCTTTCAGCGCGCGGCGGATTCGGGATGTTGTGCCCGCGTCCATGCGGTGCCGCTCCCGCACCATAAGGCGCAGGCGAGCCAATAATCTCGTTCATCATGCGAGCGCCAGCGAGAGAGTTGCCCTGCCCCAAGCCAGACACGACATCGGCAGGCACGACGAATGAATCCGCCGCAACGCTCATCGGTAGCCGATCCGTGCGTCCAGATGTATCGCTGGCGATGAAGCCACCGGGATGGTACTGGGAATCGTAACCAGCATTCCTCATTTCGGCGCGCTCAACCATCGGATCGCCGCTCGCCGAAAATCCACCGGACGCGAGATGTTGTGCGTCCGCTATGCCGCCAGACGCGCGCCCGCGGTGGAAATTACTTTCCGCAATCGCCACGATTTGCTCGTGCGAACGCGGGCGAGAGCCGTGGTGGGCAAGCTCGTGGATCGCTTCCGCCACCGGCTCGCCTTTACGCAGCGGCATGTTCCGCCTTCCCAAAGATATCTTCGGCGGTGGCCTCCCGGACTGGAGCGTCCGGTTCAGGCTCTGGCGCTTCTTCCGCCGCATCCAGTTCGCTTTGCGGGACCGCGTACCAGCCTTTGAGATTCATGGGCTGGCCGACCTGATAGCGGCACGGGATGAAATCACCCTTTTTGTACGGGTGGCTTTTCGATCCGGTCGTGAAATGCTCAAGCTGGGCGATGACCATTTGCGGACTGACGACTTTGACGATCTTCCCGCGCGTGCGCTCATCGGGCAATTCAACGGTGATGATATCGTCGATTTTTGGCTGGTAGTCCGACATGGGCAGGCCTCAAGAGGTACGAAAGCTTACTACGATTGCGACTGAATCAGCAAATTCGCTCCATCGATCACATAGGTTTTCACCTTCCAGTTCGACGATAGCGTATCGCTCGCCCCCCCGAGAATGGTCTGGCCGCCAGACGGCAGCACCGTGATATGGTCGGCCCCGGCGATCCCTGCTCCATCAGCAACCCCCCATGGCCCTCCGCTCGACGGTAGCGTGACATTGATTGCAGCCGCAACAGTTTGGCGGATCACGAACAGGCCGGAGGCGACGTTGGGAAACGCCGTGGCGATATTCAAATCCCCAGCCTGCGTCCACGGATAGACTTGAAATGGTTCCAGTCCACCAGTGCCCAAGCTCGCCACAATCTTCTGCAAAAGCTGCAAAAGCTGGTTGAATTGAGCCTGACTGCCAGCGGCTTGGCCGAGGTTTGTGAGTGGCGACCCGATTCCGCTCATGGACGTTTTCCAGCCTGCGTCGCCGTATAGCGAGTGTTGCCGAGCCGCCAGAAACTACCGAGTCCAGACGACGAAATCTGGATCGAGAAGAACCTGCCGCGCGCCCGCACGATCTGAAACGGCGGACCAGCCGCGGGCGTCCACAAATAAGGCCCGTAGGTTCTGACGGGGCCGATAGGATAATCTTGCGCGAACACCGTGATTTGAACGGTCTGGTCCCCGCCCTGGGCGATGAAGTCCGCTGACAGCCGCTCCATGAAGCCGAGAAGCGTGCCCTCCTGAATGGAAAACCATCCGGTTCGCACCGATGAAAGCAGTGCCCCCCCATCGGCATCATTGGAAGTCTCATGCTGCTGCAGAAGGCTGGAAGGATCACTCCCAATAGGCGCACCTAATACATTGTCATCTACCCATGCAGTACGGGCAGACTGAGCGGGCTGGCTGTTCACGATATCATCGTATGTCCACGAATTCTCACGGATGTTGTATGTGATCCGCGCATCGACTTCGCCGCTACCGGATGCTGAAGGAAACGCCCAGCTTATTTCCTGAAACCACGAGTTAACCTGACAGTTCGTTTTGTCGATCTGAAGACGGTTCAGGTTGCGCCATAATTTATCCCACACCGGACATGGAATCATCTGGATGCTGTTGCCATCGAACGTGAAGAACCCATTCGATGAAATCCAGTAAACCAGATTGCGGTAGACGCCCGCGCCACGCGCAGCCACCAGATCGACGCCGACCGCAATCTTGTTGAAGCCCCAGACGAGTTCTGAAAGCCCCGTGCCGCCCAAATATGTCATCAGCCACATTTCAATGTCGGTCCAGATGACATTGAAGTTTGGCGAGGAAATCCCGCCAACCAGCCGAGAACCGGATGGCACGCGATAAGAACCTGCCTGATTGGTCGATTTCGGATACCAGTCGGTGAAGTCCTGTGAGTCGCACCAGCGCAGCAGCAAGGGATCAAACTGGTTGTTCACGACATCATCGACGCCGAGCGCGATGACCATTTGCTGCGGAGCGGAGACAAAGGAGACATTCACTTCTTCAGGCGGCGATTGCGCGCCGGGAAAATTGATCGCATCGAGCGGCACCGCGACGGGTGAACCAATGGGCGGTTGCCACACGTAGAGGGGCGAGCCGGTATAGTTGCCGATCAAGTCCTGTCCGAAATTGTCCAGAAACCATTGCCGGAGCGGAAGCGTCACAGTGCCCTGATAGCCAACACCATATGGGCCTTGACCATATGGCCCTTGGCCATACCCCCCCGCCTGCACAACCACCGCAGATGAGAGTCCGCTCGCGATCAGATACTGAATCTGTGCATTGCCGCCGTTTTCTCCTGTGGGGCCTGAATTCGCATTCGCGTGTCCGCCCGGTTGAATCTGGAATGTGTTTGGGTCCAGAACATGCGAGACAGTGTAATTGCCGAGCAGCGTGAACCCGCCGATGACAAGCTGAACCTGAACGGCAAAGATTGCGCTCGCGCTGAGGCCGTGGTTGGGCAGCGAGACGTTGACGTTGGGAAGTCCAAAAAACACCTGAAACGTCGGAACCGCGCCTCCGCTCGTGACAGATGAAGTGGCGTTGGACGCGGCAATAATCTGGTAATCGTTTGCATCGAGTGATGTCGATATTTGATACAGGCCTTGCAGGATCAGTCCGCCAACAGAAACCGGAATGATGAGATTGATCCAATCGCCTTGCGCGGCCCCATTGGCATTCGGATCATTGATGGTAACGACATTGCTTCCCATCGTAGTGGAAAACTTGACGGCTGGATTTGTCGTCTGCCGGATAGGCGTTATATCATAGAGCGCGCCGCCGTAATAAATCTCCAGCCGCTGGTCCGTCCCGCAGGCGAGATAAGGATTGGCGTTGAGGTCAGCCCATGCGTGCATGCCACGGCAAATTCCGGTCAGCGGCGTCGCCGTCAAATGGAGCCAACCACCCAGTTTCTGAGGTAGCCCCTCGAAGAACCTAACATTCTGACTGAAGCTAAAGCCAGCCTCATTCAAAAGCGGAGATTGCTCGACATCAATTCCAGGCTGCATTTTGAGAGAGGCGTAAGGCATATTACGCCGCTTTCAGGCCGGCAGTCGGCTTCGTCTGGCGCGGGAACATGTCGGCGTATTTCTTGCGCGCCTCTTCCACGGCGGCAGACTGGAGCATTTCCTGATATTGCATGTCGTACGATTTCACCAAATCTGGATCGCGCTGGTAATCGGCAAACCATCTCATGCTGAGAGTGACATACAGATCGGGCAAATTCAGCGTCAAGAAATTCGTGGTGTTGGTGGCCGACAATTCCACGAAGCGTTGCGTTCCGACCACCTCAAAGCCATAGGCCTGATCGGGTGCGGGGCCGACGAGAAACGTATTGCCGTCATTGACAGTCCATTGCACGGGACCGATATTTGCACCTAGTGACGCATCGCTTGGCCATGCAAAATCAAGGGCTGCGCGATTGACGAATTCCAGTGGCGCTTGCGCAGTTCCGCCCCCACCATAGGCACCGGAGCCATAAGCATTCTGGCCGTAGCCAGTTCCACCCGTTATAGGCCTGATCGAACTCACGACGACGAATTTCCCGTAGGTCGTGGGGAAAGTCTGGAGGCGTTGGTTGGGAACAAACGCCGCGTTATTATCCGTCACGATAGTGTTGAGAAAATCCAGATCGCGCTGGAGGCGCAATTCCGTGTAGTCGATGGCGTTCGGATAGATCGTGTCGAATGCCGTGCCGGTCGGGGTGGCCGACGAAGGGCTAACTATTAGGTATTCCAATAGCGTGCAGACCGCCTGAATCCAACCTTTGTAATCCACGTCACAGCACCCAGCTTACCAGCACGGCACCATTGCCGCCTGTACCACCCGTCACGTCCGAGCCGCCGCGCATACCACCTGCCCCGCCAGCGCCAAGGCCATTTGCGCTTCCGCCATTGCCGGTCGTGGCCGCAATGCAGAGTGCACCGCCACCGGTTCCGAACGAAGAATTCCCGCCGCCACCCGAACAACCCGTCGTCGCGTTGGAATAGCCTGCCTGCCCGTAGCCGCCCGGAGCCTGCGCGGATATGACATTCGTCCACGCCAAGGCAAGTCCGGTTGCACCAGCCGTCGCCACATTGGCGTTGAGGCGATTACCTTGCGAGATCGAAACCCTGCTCGCATCAGGAGAACTATTGCCCGGCAAGCCGCCTTTCGCGACGACAATGCTTGTGGCCGCATAGGTGAGTGTGGTGTCACCACCAGTATTGGCCGATGTTGCGCCACCACCGACACTCACCGTGACGGTCTGTCCGGCAGTAAAGCCGCTAAAGTCCGCAATGACTTCGGATCCCGCCATGCCTCCGGCACCGGCAGCGCCGGATGATGTCGTCCCTGCGCCGCCACCACCGCCGCCGCCAATGGCGTGAAACCGAAACACAGTCGCCGTTGTAGCTGCGGCAGGAATCGTAAAGCTGCCATTGGAAGTGATGAGTTGTTCGTTGAGGACCGGGATTACAGTTGCGGAGGGCGATGCCGAAGCCCCGCTTTCATTGGCCAGCATTGTGCCATTCGCGATTGCTGCAAGGCCCGCTGCCGGAAGTTGCTGAAACGTCGGGTCCGCCGATGCACCATTGGACAGAAGCGCGTAGCCACTCGTGCCTGCAGCGGTCGGATTGACACCTGCCGTTCCGGCCCCGACGAGAACACCGTGGTTGGTGAGCGTCGCGCGTCCCGTGCCCCCTTGCGGCGCACTCAATGGAGTCGTGAGGCCAGCAAGTGATGTGATGTCCGAGTTGGCACCAGAAGCCGCCGCTCCCATGCCGAGCGTATCGACAGCGCGATGGACGTTTGTGCCATCGCTGATGAGCAGCGCGCGTCCGCCTTGGGGGATGGAAATAACCGTCCCGGCAGGATTTCCCGTGCCGTCATTCGCACCCGCGCCGAGCGTGAAGGCCCCGGTCGTGCCATTGAACACGGTGAATAGTTCGCAGCCGCCTTGCGGGTACAGAACGTCGATATTTCCCGTCAATGTGCCGGTTAAGATGAAACTCATATGCCGGGATTGGTCCGCAGCGCCATTGGCGACCGTCAGGACGACGTTGGAATTGCCTGCTACCGACAGGCTCAGAGTCGAACCAACGGCAGCGTCGATCAGCGTACGGCCCGTATTCTCAAGCGTGCCCCATGTGTTGGTGACAGAGGGGTCGCCCGGCTGAGGCTGTGGCATTCTGACGCAAGCCGAGAACGTAGTTGCCGCATTTACGGGAGCTGAAAGTATGCCAGCCAACATAGCGACGCTTAAAGCTGCGGTGACGAGATGTTTCATTTATCCCTCATTCGTCCGGTAAGATTTCGCTGATAGACGGCACCGCAGTGCCACCCTGATTTTGCGTGCCGTAACTCGTCGGGCGCGCGTTAAGAATAGGCTTCGGTTCTGGGCCGAGAACAACCGGCTGCAGGAATTCAGATGGTTTGTCGAGATAATCGCGACCGATCAAGTGGCCCTGATTGACCAAAGCGAAGCCGCTATATTGGTACTGCCAGTCCAGATCGTCGAGATAAAGCAAAAATCCCGTGCGATCACACACGCCAACGGCGCGCGGCTTGTAGATATCGACTGGGCATTTTATATTGTGGGGAAGCACCATATTCTAAGTTCCATATCCACCGAAATTCGGCATGATCGACATTGTAACTCTTTCCACGTCGCTCGTCGATGCGCGCTCCCATGCACCCTGAGCTTCGGTCATCAGCAACTGGTATTTGTCGGGCGCGAATTTTATCGACAGATCGCGGGCAAGATCGGTCACGCAGGCGTAGAAGAACCGCTGCGGCATATCGAGAGTTTCGCCATTGGCCGCATACACGTTGTCGATTTGCGTCACGAGAAAGGCTTGGAGTTGATAGGGGCCGTTTCCATCCGGCACCGGCCACAATGTTACCTGCGGCACAGTTTGACGATTGAACCAGAAGCAACTCGGCGCTCCGGGCTGCTGCTTTTGTGCGAGGCCCGCATAATCCGTCCGCGAGATGGAGCCGAGAATTCTGTCACTGGTTCCAGTGCCCATGATCGTCATGGACGACGTGGACGTGGCGAGAAAGGTGGTGTTGATCGTGAAGTTGTTCGCGTCGATGATCGTCACCGCTGCATACACGCCACCAAGCGTCAGTCCGCCGACGACCACGGGATAGAGAATTGAACAGTCCATTCCAGATGTCAGACCATGCGCGGGCCAGTTCACATTCGCGATATTCGAGCCTTGCACGGTCGAGATGATCGAGTTCTGCGGGACCGGATTACCGACGAGGTAAGGGATGATTGATGCGCCTTGTCCAGCAACGGTGATCGTCGTGCCATTCGATGGAATGCTCAGATAAGTATCGAGCATCGAAATCGTGTTCGGCGGCAGATTGTAAGTTGGCGTCCCTTCGATGAGGTCGATCAGATATGGAACGGCACTCACGGTCCAAAGGTTGATTCCGCGATTTGCCCAGTCGGATGCGAGCAACAGATTGGTTGACCGACGAGCCGAGGTGAGATGTCTGCCTTCAGGGAAATAGATGCCGCAACGCTCCAGCGCATCGCTCACAATGTCGCTTGAGAACGGCGCGTATACGCTTACTCCTGATGGCGTGCCGTAAGCCAAATCCAATCACCTCAAAAGCAGTTCGGCCACCATAGCATATTCCGCCATGTGGCCGTAACCGCACTCCCCCTCGAAGTCATTTGTTGATGTTGCGCGCCGCATTCGCCATGTGCCGAAGATGTGAGTCCTTGCTATCCAGCGCCTCACGCATCTTCTTGTCGGGAATTTTTTCCCCTTCCGGCACGCCTAAAGCGCGGTGTAAGCGGCCTTTGTGCGACGGCTTGAAAGCCTCCGCTGCCCACTTCTTTGTACGTCCGCCGTCTTTAAGCCGATACGGGTCAGCTTTTTGCAAGAAGTCGAGGTTGTTCCGGTCGCCCGGTTAGCCCTCGGGCCGCTGACCTTCGTGGCCAGTGTCGGTCTTGCCGCCTTCTTTTGGCATGCTCGTTTCGTGCCCCGAACTGAACGGCGTCCGGCCACCCATCGCGCGCTTGTGCGGTTTGCGGTCTGCACGCTCCTTGGCCTTGTGACCTTCGACATGGCCGCCATGGCGCATCTTCTTTTTCTTCGCGTGACCGCCGCGCTTGAAATCGTCCGTCTCGTCGTGAGCGTCCGACATTTCCTTGGAGCCTTGGGCGTTGTATTCCTGCTCCTTGCCCTTCTTCATCTTCGCAGAACGAGATGCCATCTCGGTTACTCCTTCCGCCGAATGTGGCCGTGGATGAGTGGGGCGGTTCCACTCAGCGGCATTCAAATTACGGGCTTGCAAGCCCAGCCTGGCGACCGTACGCCTTCCATTGCCCTGTACCAGAATTCACGGTCAATCGCCATGCGTGGATCGTAAAATCTATCGCGCCTTCAGTCGTCGCCGCGAGATTCTGAAGCTGCGGATGCAGAACCGGCGTAGGGACAATATTCGGCGGCGCATAGGCAATGGCGGACTGTATCCCAGGGCCGCCAAGAAACGGCGTATAGGTGTATTCGATGCTCACATTGCCGGAGCCGCTTATAAGCTGCACATACACCGACATCTGCGACCCGACAATCGTGTCATCGTAAATTGCCCATGGCGACGAGCCGACCGTGTTTGTGCCGACTGTTACCGCCGCCGCAGTTGCACCGGATGACGCAATGGACGTGACCGACGCGAAATCCAGATTGGATGCGACCGCCGCGATATTGCCGCCAGCGACTGAATCCTTGATCGCAGCACCACCATCATTCGTGCCCGTGATTGTCCACGTTAATCCGCTATCGTTGCCTGCGGATGTGATGAGCACGCGGCGCTGCGTGTCGAGGACACCTGCCGTCGAACCGTTGAGCAGAAGCTTTCCCGCACCCGCCAGACTTTGCGAGAGCGAGATGTTGTTCGCAGAAGCAGCCGCGAGTTGCTTGGTGAATGTGACCGCGTGCATCTTGCCCCTGTCTTAGAAGGCTGCGGTGACAACCGCACCTTTGGCAAGCGGGCGATAGCGGATGTAGTGAATCCATGTTCCCGTTGTCGAGCCAACCCCGACAACCGCTTTGATCGTTCCCGCAGGTACGATGATGTTTGTCGTTTCCGCCAAACCGGCACCGTTGGCATTGATGACGGGTGCCGTGGAAAGTGCTGTGCCCTGCAAGACCACTGATGTTCCTGCAGCCGCACTGGCAAGCGTAGCGGATGCGCCGGAAATCGTCTGCGTGGTCGCACCGAGAGTGCCGGTTGACTGGTACTGCAAGGTCGAAGCGGTGGTGTCGTTTGCCGTCTGGCAGACTGAAAACAGCGCCAGAAGCTGGACCGGGGCGCCCGCAACATTGAACAGCGTCAGGGCATTGGAGATTACGGCAGCGGTCGTTGTGCCGACTTGTTCGGCAATCGCCTGGTTGGCGATAACGGTGGAAACATCCGATCCTGCGACGGGGTTACCCGAACCACCATCGAAAGCCTGACCGGCGGCACCATCATAACCATTGACATACCATGTCGAGCCCGTAGCCGCATCGACGACATTCTTGGAGAAGTTTGTCGTGCCGGAGACATAGAAATACCCACTGACCAGAATGTTCGTACAAGCGGTTGTGAAGAATTCCACCACGGCAGTGGTGAGGATTCCGTAGAAATCCACGTTGATATTGCCGCCGTCGCAGCCCACGAGGCGAACCGCGTTGACAACATGGGTGCCAGCCGTAAACCCGCGATAAACGAGATTGACTGTAAGACGGTCAGCCGCCGCCGTCGTCAGGATTGCGCGCAACGCTTCTTTGTTCGCCGCCGCATCCTGCCACTCGATGTTCAATGTGCAATCAGCAGCGCGGACGTTGAATGGTGCCACCACCTGGTCGATGGACGGCTTGCCGACGATATTCGAGATCGAGGTCGAGGCACCCGTAATGATCCACGTCGCAGCTGTCGCCGAGAATGTAAATGTGGGCCGCGTAGCCCCAATTCCGAGGCCAACGAATGTGACGCCTGCCGTTGCGATGGTAACGCCACCCGCCGTCGAAATCGTTTCCGCATGGCCTTCCTGCCACACGACCACGTCGCCGGTTGCCGCCTTGGCCAAAGCCTGCACTGTCGTGGCGAATGGATTATTCGATGCACCAGTGTTGCCATCCGATCCGCTGACCGAATTGACAAACCAGTAGTTTCCATTCGTCAGCGGAAGGCCCGCAGTGCCCAGCGTCGGAACGCCGGAAATCAACAGGCTATCGAACGCGGTCGGAGGTCCAGAAGGAGCCGTCATGGCGCTTTACCTTTCAAAATCAATTGCTCGGAAGGCTTCCCCAGCATGAGCGCGGATTCGTCTCGCCGAAGCCGCAACGCTCATACCCGAGCACCATAAGATTCCCGGTTACAGGATCGACCTGCAAATCCATCTCGAACGGGATGCGGTCATAGTGGCGCATTCCTTTCACGGTCGTCTTGATGAACCATGCGAAGGCCGATGTGAGGAAGTCCATGACCTGATAGCCGTCCGGCAATGCGCCGGCCGACATGAAGGCGTTCACATCGTTGTTCGCTGTGCCGACGCGGAGTTCGGTCTTGGTCAGGCGCTCGGCCACGAATTCCAACTGCTTGGGAACGATGAGCTTGCGGCCGCGGAAGAACTTGATGATGCCAGCCTGATCGGGAAGGCCGCGAATCTGCTGGAACGCATATTCCAGCGCGGATTCGTTGAGATCCATGTCGGGCGATGGGCGGTTCGCATACACGCCGGTATCGACCGGATGCTGGGTGGAGAAGAACGGCTGCTGGTCGCCGTTGGTGACCGGCTGGAAGGTCGCCCCGTTGTTCAGCACATTCGCGTGCAGGATTTCCCACGTCTGCGCAAACGATTCTGCAAGTCCCATGGACTGCGGGCCAAACTGGTCCTTGTAGAGATTGTCATCGAGAGCTTCGCGCGTGATAGCGAAGCCAAGCGCAATCGCGATCATTTCGACGTTCCAAACGAAGCGTTCGCCAGCGGCGTTGTCGAATGCGGTCGCGCCGCCTTCAGCTTTCAACTGCGCAAGACCAACGGGGCGCATTTCGACGATACGCTCCAGCGCCATCTTCGATGTGCCCATCTGGTCGAAGGCTCCGGGCCATTGGCGCGGAATCTCCGGGTACGCCATGATGATGTCGGCTAGCCCCGGAAAGAGGAGGTCTTTCTCACTACCACGAGTTATTGCCACTGTGATTTACTCCCCTTAAAGTTGTGTTAGCCAGCCAGCGTCAAGGTTGAAATTCCGACGCGCACGAGATTGCCTGCGGTCGCCGGGTCCGTGCGCGGTGCGCTTTCGAGGCTGTAGAGATAGAACGGCAGCACGCCCTTGGTCGCATTCTTGGTCGAGTAATCGAGACTGAATGACGATTGGCCTGTCGCGGCACTCCCGCCAGCGCCGGTGGCGAAGTTGAAAAACGACCCGACATCGGCTTGAACGGCGGGGCCGCCGACCGCAGTTCCGGCGGACGAAGACGACACCTGAACTTCGAAGATCGCGCCTGCGTTGTTCACATAGCGCACATCGACATTCGCGTTGCTCACGCTGTCGCTGCCGGGATAATATGGACGCCATACGGGCTGCTGGAATGTCGTGCTGACCCATTTGAAACTGACAGCCACACCGGCAATCGCCGCGCCGGTGTTTCCGGTGGTCGACGCGGGGACGAGAAGTCCGCCGGAAAGAACCAAAGGATCGCCCGCATACATCGCGCTCGCGTTATACGCAGCGAATCCCGTAGCGATGCCGAAGTTCGGCGACGAGCCATCGACGAGGCCGATATAGCGAAACCCTGACGGGGCCAATACGTTTGCCATTCTGAATTCCCCTTTTGGTTACTCGACCGCCTGCGGCACGGCTTCGACGGAGCGTTTGATGTATGTGCGTGCGCCGCCGACCTGATCCTTGGATTGCAGGCGAAGCGACTGAAGCTGCTGATTGGTCTGGTAGAGCGTGTTTTCCTGCTGCTCGACGGCCGCGTCTTCATTCAGATAGGCAGGGCGCATATAAAGTCCCTGACCATCGACAACGATGTGCTGCGCTGGATCATCCCCGAGATGGCCGAGGAAGTGCGGCTGCATTTCGTGGGGTACAGGTTTCCAATGATACTGCTGGGTCACGACCTGATTGCGGACATCGCGAAGGCCCATCAAGGTATGGCGCTTCCATTCCATGACAAAACCCGGAGGCACCCGGCTTTTGTCGATGGAGAACCGTCCATCATTGGTCAGAACGCCTGCGTGAGGGCGGTCCAGTTTGCGGTCGGTGCGGCGATCCGAGACTCGGTCTGTGCGCCTGTCGGCGACACGATCTTGTACGCGGTCTGCTTGCGGTGCTGCAGGCATCAAATCCTCACTGGAAATGCTGGTTATTGGCACGGCGGTCTTCCATGAACTGACGCGCCTCGGCGTATTTCGTGTAGCGCTCGTTCAGATTCGGGATGTGGGCATAGAGGTTGTCCGCGACTTCGCGCTGTTCAGCCGTGAGCATGGGCTTGCGCGTTCCGGTCTGGCGCGATTGGCTTGTCATCGCGGTACGCGATGGCGGCATGGCGAGCGAGCCTTTACCGGCAGCGGGCTTCTGTGGCGCGCGCGCGGTGTATTCCAGTTCCTCACCTTCGGGATTCGATGGCGGCGCTGTGCGGCTGTAAGGCGAGTCGGCGGTGGGCCGATCCTCCTCACCTGCTGGTGCTTGGCGGCGCGCATCGGGAAGCCGCTCTTCGACATAGCGGAAATTGTCTTCGGTGCCAGAACCATGCCCCTCATCGGCGGCGTCTTCGGAAAGGCGGATGGCGGCGCGGAGATAGCGGGCGTCCGTGAAGCATTTGGGGTGATCTTCGAACCACTTCTGCAGACGCGGTGTAAATCCTGAAAGCGGTGCGCCATTGGCGAGCTTGCGATCATCGACCGGCTCTTTGGCCTTGGTCGCGACTTGTTCGCGCTGATTGGCAAGCCACGCCTTGCGGGATGTCTGCTCGCGCACGTCGGATTCGAGCCGCGTGAGTTGCCGCGTAAGATTGGCAATCTCCTTGCCGTGTCCCGGCTCTTCGGAGAGTTCGGCGATACGGGCCTCGATGGTGTCGGCTTCGGAGGTCTTCGAGGCAATCAGGCTGTCGCAACCGGATTCTTCGGCGAACAGACGGCGCTCCGCCTCGCTCATGGTGCGCTTTTCAGCTTGATTCTTGCCGCTTTCAGCGACTTCCGTGCGGGCTTTGAGAGAGAGGTTTTCCCCCCGCAATTCTTCCAGTTCACGCCTTAACGATTCAATGTCTGTCTCTGTCTGAGGCGTTTCTTCTGCCACGCAAAACCCCTGTCGGTATAGTCACGGACAGAAGTGTTACTAGATTTTGCGGTGTTGCGCAAATGCCACAGAAAAGATTTTTATGTGGCTTATTTGCCCATTGCCAAGCGACAGTAAATATAACAACGCGATCCCTCCTCAGACCACTCTGGGCGGCAACGCCAATAAAGCGTTTTTGCACCGTTTAACCGCTTTTTCATCATGCGTTGGTGAAAGTCCCGAATGACAGATGGCTTTGGGGAACCGATTGCACGCGGATGGGCATGGGCGCCCTCTTTCTTTTCGATTCCCGTGGCAAATACCTTATAAGGCACTCCGTTTGGGGCAATGGCGGCGGGTAGGTGTCCGCTTTCAAATTCAATAACCCGCTCAAACCTGCCTTCGAAGGCTTTCGTGGCTTCGTCGAGCGTCATATCACACAATCCGGATCGGTGAGCGTGAACCGCACGAAGTCGGCCTTGAGCAACCGGATCATGCGTTCGCCAAGCACAAACTGGACCGCATCGCCAGCGTTAAAGCCCACCCAGTCGCCGACCTGTGGAGCCACGCCGCCTTTGAACCGATGTGCGTAATCGTTCACGAGTGGTCCTGCTTTGACGATAAGCCCGACATTTCCCTGAAACTTGTCTTCTGACAGGCGCGAAGCATTGTCTGGCATCCAGAGCTTTTTGCCGCCGCCAACATCGATATTATTCGGGCGCTCGTATACGCACACCATATAATCCGGGCCGTTCGGCTCAACCTTTTCGATCAGCCCCTTGAGGGCATCGAAAATAACCGTTTTGGGGTCTTTGTCGTGCTGGTGTTTGTAAACGGCGGTCGCAACGGCCATGTCAATCTTCGCCTTTCAATGGTGCAATCTCTTCGCCTTCGGAGCGTGATTTTCTAAGTTCTTCGAGCGACATGTCAAGGCCAGCGATGACGCCGATCTCGTGCCGATAGTCCTCGAACGTCTTGCATTTACCGGCCACGACATCGAGTGCGCGCTGATTGCGAAGTTCGAGCAGGAATGTGTAGAGCGTACGTTTCACTTGCCGCCATGATGCGCTTCAAAATCGCCGCACCAGTCGTCTTGATTGGTGTGAGGCCACTTCGGTTCGTTATACTGAACCACGGACTCAGGTTGAGGCGCGTGCCGCCTGCACTGGCCCATGTCTGGCCCAACAATCACTGGGAAGGCGCTCCAGTACCGACAGTGGATACAGGCCATGCTCAGACGCGCGCTCCATAAGCCTTGGCCTTCTCAAGCCTGCCTTCCCCGCCACCGCCGCCGTCCTTGATCGGATAGCCCTTCATCTTCTTGACGTGGCCACCTTTCTTCATCCCACCCATGCCCGGAGGCGGCATTGCGCCGGGAGGCTTTGGCGGACCCATCGGAGGCGCGCCGCCCGGAGCCGCACCTTGCGGTGGCGGCATTGGCATCGGATGGGGAACAGGAACCGGCATCGTTTGCGGTGCGCTATGCGGCACGACGACATTCACGGTCGTGTGACCGCCCTTCTTGCCGCCGCCAGCGCCGCGAGGTTTGCGATCTGGACGACCACCCATCGCGCGACCTTCGGCGCATCCGCCGTCCTTAAGACGAATCGGCGTTTTCTTCTCGTGCTTGTGCAATGCGCCCTCATGCTCATGCACCGCCTCGCCGATCAGCTTCTTCGTGGTGTGCAAATGGCCACCCGATTTGTAGCCTGCCTTGGTCAGCATTTCCCGCGCCCTTTTGCGCGAATGCCGCTCGCCGCCTTCGTGTTTAGCCATTCAATCCTCCTATAGAGCGGGTGTATTCATAGGCCGCATTGCGTTCGAGAGCAGCGGAATTGGCGAACATGAGTGCCGCGGCGCGCTCAAGCGAATAGCGCGGCACTGAAACCGTTGTCGTGCCGTCAGCGCGGTGGTTCACGATTAGTGAAGAGCCTGCGTCGATGTCGATGTCAACAAACGGCATTACTCGATATCCCCCATATTGGGGCCACGATCTTCCAAGCCACCCTGAGACATGATCTTTTCCAGAAGGTCGAAATACACTGGCTCGCTTATAGCGAGCGGAACAGACTTTCCAATCTTCACTGCCGCGACGATTGACCATGGCGCGCGCATGGACTCCCTAGCCTCGCTTGACAAAATATGGCCAATCTCACCGAGCGTCGCGCCATCTTTCGAAATGACGCCATAGTATTCTCGGCGATGATGGGTTTGAGGACGCCGTGGGGATCGGACCAGCGCAGCTGCCGGAGGCGGTTTACCGTTCATCAAGCCATCTCCCAGTCTTCATCGAGAAGATCGCTCTGGCTCGCGAGCCACGGAACGATCTGGCCGTCCGCCGTCTTCATATCGATATGGCCGTGATAGTTGACTTCCGTGTCCTCCCCGAGGATCGAAAGCAGCGGCTCGCGATTGGCCTTGAAAACTGAGCCGGGCACAAGGAAGACGAACATTCCTTTGCCATTCCATCCGGAGCGGCGGACCCGGGCGCCCGACTTGATGACAGCCAACGCTTCCTCAAATTTCATTCACCGCTTCCTTCTGGTGTTTGCTTCTTACCCCCGCGCCCCGGTCTTTGCAAACGCGGTTCCGATTTCGGGTTGATCGCCGTGTCGATGCCGGACAATTCCTGCTCGCCCTGCTGGACGGTCTGTTGAGCTTTGGCAAAGCCCGCGGCTCCCGTGCCCATGGCACCAAACGCCTGCGCGTCCGCCTTGCGCAAATTCGCAAGATCAAGCGCGCTTAATTGCGGAGCTTGGTCAGGCTGGTTGTCCGCCTGCAATTCTGCGCTCTTGTGCGCCAGCGTGGCCTGGTCGATCTGAAGCTCGTTATCCATCTGTTGTTGGCGCTGCGTGTGCTGGGCTGCTTCGTTGGCGGCTTGGCGCTGGCTGTCCGCATCCTCGACATCGAGCTTGCGGTTCTCAATCGCCTGAGCGCCAGCCGTTTTCTGCTGCTCAAGTTGCAGCTTCGCCTGCTCCAATGGCAATTCGAGTTGCGCCTTGGCCGCACCGCCGTCTCCACCTTGGCCCGGCTGCACACCTTTCGCGCCCTGCTGCTGTTGCATTGCCTGCTGGATTTCCTGTTCGGAAGCCAGCAGAGAATCGGCGTCGTTGACGCCTGCCGATACCAAAACACGTTCAGCAACCGCCCTGAGTTTGCCGCTGAACAGCATCGGGGCGTCCTTGGCCATCTGCATCAGGAACATGTTGAGCATGATCCGGTGCATCTGGCTGGGCACGTTCGGGTCGGAAGCGGGGACGAGATTGACGTCCGAGAATTCCGCTACCAACTGGCTCCAATCGCGCCCTCCCTTGCGCGTCATCCAGCGCAAATCTTCGGGATGTTCGACGAACAGGTCACGCAGCAGGCCAAGCTCACGACGCTGGGCGCGGTGGTCACGCTGATGTACCGCGCTCAAATCCTGGCTTTGCTGCTCGATCATGGCGAGCATGGTTCCGACCGGCATGTTCTGTTGCTGGCCGCCCGTCTGGATTTCTACCGTGCCCGATAGCTTCTCGACATCTTCCTCGATCATCTGCGCAAATTGCACAAACGCCGGCCCAATGTCACCGTAAGGCATCGCCATCATGGCGTCCTTGATCGATGACATCGAGCCGATATCCACGTTCACCCACTCGCCGAGCGATGGGTTGATTTCGTTCGTGTCGGTTCTGACGCCTTTGACCTTCATGCCCGCTGGGAAATTGGCCAGCATTCCCTTGTCGATCAGGATTTGCCAGATGGCGGTCAACACACGCGTCTGGTTGCCGATCAGATGCAGGAATCCGTAGTCCAGAAAACCTAACCCCGGCACCAACCCGAACTTCACGAAATGCTCGCGCTCACGAAACATTTCATCGTCCTGTTTCCAGTTGCGGTGCAGCGCGAGAATCTTGTGCGAGTCTTTCTCCACCACGACCTTGTACGGCAGCGGCAAACCTTCGGGCGCATTCCGTTCGTCGATCCCGTATTCGGCAGGATCGAACGACAGGTAGCCCTCGTAAAATGTGAAACTCGTATCCTGCGTGCGGGATTGGACCGCCGATATGCCCTGAGATTGCAGAATCTTACGCCGCGCTGGATTGTCGTTCAACTGAGGCACCGTAAGCGGGACATCGAGCCAGCCGCCTTGAAGCTGCATCTTCCGCGTCATCATGGGCGACATAACGATTTCGTTCGTCTTTCGCATGGCGTTCTGCAGGTCGGTCGCATCTTCCGACACGATGAAGTTCGCAAGCTGAATGGATTCCGAGACAGGCCTGCGCCGCAGCGGACAGCGATAAACCTTCTTGAACATGCTGCCGCCGTAGGCGCGATAGAACAGCGCCCGGTCGGTATCGGCATAGTATTCCGTGGCCACGTCCGTCATGTAATAGTTGAAGTCGTCCTCGAAATCGCGGGCGAGTTCATCTTCTGGTCCGGTCGAGCCGCCTATCGTCGCAACCTTCGCCGGTCCCGTCGCTGGCAATAGTTGACCGCGCGCCATGGATTGTGAGCGGACGCATGCCTTGAGCAAGGCAGGGTTTTTGGATTTCGATAGCGATTGCCGATTGCCGCGCGACGATGAAGCCTCTTCAATCGTCAGACCCAATAGATCAATGCCGCGATTGTAGTTCGCAATGAACGCGGACCGCGAAAGAATATCCGCCGCAACGCCGTCCAGATAATCCTGCGATATGCCCATGGTAGAGCCGTCGCTAAGGTCTTCGGCCAGGTTCGTATCGAAGTGGTCGTTGCTGCGGTCGCGCTTGATGGCAGGCGCAGGCATCTGGACATCGACCGAACCGTCTTCGTTGATGACGATTGTGGTTCCGTCAGTGCCGGCTAGCGGATCAGATGGCGTGGACTTTCGTGCGCGCAACAGGGCTTGAGGAGCTTCGCCACCCGTATAATCTACGGTCGTATTGTCTCTGCCGTTGTTGTAGCCGGAGAAACTCATGCGTCGTCGGACGCCAAGATGGCTTCAATCTTCTGCTTCAAATCGGCGGATGGCCTTTCGCTCTGGGCCATCAGCCATACCGCCTGCCACGCGCTTCTGAGCAGCATATCCATCGCCAAAGCATCTTTCTTCTCATCGCCAGATCGTTTGAAGCCAAGTTCAATCGGTACGTCGTGACCATTCTTGTCCCAAGACACGATGCGCAGTTCCACGATGTCGCCGCTCAACCTCAGCATCGGCTTGAACCAATCGGGGACCATCACAGTTTCCTATGCTTGAACTTGCCCTTGATGTGGGCGTGGTAGTGTTTGCCTTTAGACGGGGCAGCCATAAGCGCCGCGTGCTGTTCGGGCGAGACGCCTTCATGGACATACGTGCCGCTGCTGAACTGGACGTGCATCTCTTTTGCCTGCGGGTCGTATCCGACAGCTTGGATATTGGACGAGTTGGAGACTGGCTTGAGATCGACGGTCATGTATGCATTCCCATAAGGTCCCACTTGAGCAATTCCAGCGCCCCAATTCTGCGGGCCACATCGACGCCATGCGAGAACCTAGTGCAAGCTGAACCATCGGCTGGGATCAAACAAATCGCCACGCTTTCGAACTTTCCCTCGCGCGCATCCGCCAACGTCCGCTCCAGAAGTGAAATCACATCCGCGTCAAGTTGTTGTTTCTGCGTCGGGATGGTTCGAAGCTCGGTCACGCGCCCTCCTGCGAAGCGCGGAGAGTAACACGGCTTGGGAAAGATGAAAATGCTGCCAGTACGAAGGTGCCGAGGATAGAAGCTGCTAGGCGTTTCGAACCGCCGCAGTCCGCAGTCCACTCGTACTGGCTTCAAACATCATAGCGCGGTTCAGGCTTCGGACGAAAGGTCTTCGCCCGTAAATTCTCTGTGTCCGCCTCGGTGCCGAGTTGCAGGACGCCTTGGGCGCGGAGCCAAGTGAGACATTGGGAGACGCAATCTGTCAGATCAGCCCACTTGGACTTCGGAAACTGCGTCACCTCGGTTATCACCATATCGGCCCATGCCCGGTCTGGCGCATAGACCATTCCATCCGCAAAGAGGGCTTGGCAGGCGTGAAGCCGTGCCACTTTATCGCCTCTCGGGTCGATCATGACGATTGTGCATTCGCCATTGCTCAGAAGGCGCCGAAGCTCAGCGGCCAGATCATTGCCCCGCGTCTTGTTCTCAATCAGCACTATATCGAGCTTACGCCTGCGGATTGTGTCAGCGATTTTCTCGGCCAGGCCCCAGTATGGTTTGCGCTCCTGATCTGTGCGCATTTCGGGTGGGATGACGCCTCGAAGCGGCAACCGTGCCCGCCACGCTTCCATCAATACAGTTTTGGGCCGCTCACGCTGATCCGACCAAACTCCAAAAACGACCATGGCGTTCCAGGCATTTTCGTCTTTCTCGCCATAAGCCGTGTCGATTGACCCTACCAATAAGCTGCATGGCGGGAATGTCGTTGGCTGGCCATCCTGCGGCTCATAGCCAGGCGCTGGCCACGGCAACCACCAAATTCGTTCGATGATGTTGCCACCTCGCGGCGTTGGCGTTTGCTGAAACTGCGCCGCCGATGCAGTAGGCCCCATCGCGATCTTGTCGCGCTCCACGACCTTCTCAGGATACCGCTCGGGAAATGCCAGCTCGTTTTCATCGGTTCGCGGATCGGTCCACCCGATGGACGTAGGTCCGCGCCAGTCGCCGTCAAACTCCATCGGAATGCAAAGGTGCGTGTAATCGGTCAGTTCGCCGATAATCGTGCCCGCCACGTCCTCTTCGTGGACGCGCTGCATGATGACGACGATGGCCGAGGACTCAGGGTCGTTCATGCGGCTGGTGATGGATTCGCGGAACCAGCGGACCGTTTCCTGCCTCACAGTTTCCGATTCCGCCATTTTGACGTTGTGCGGATCGTCCACAATTACGCGGTCCGCGCGCTCGCCAGTACCTACACCGCCAACCGACGAAGCGATCTTCCAGCCCGTACTGCGGTTGTAAACCTTATGCACCCCGACATGTGGCGGCAATCTTACGGTCTTTCCCCACAATTCCTGATACAATCGGCTTTTGAGGATGTCAGCGAACCTCCCATTGTCGCGCTCGGTGAGGTCGGGGGTGTACGAAAAGGCGAGATATCGAAGGCTCGGGTTCTCAAGCGGTCCCCATTCCCACGCCGGCCAAAACACCGAAGTCGCCAAGCTTTTCATAAAGCCGGGGGGCACATTCATAAGCAATCTGGTCAACTCACCAGACGAAACTGCTTCCAGATGCTCGCAGATTGCCTCAATCGCCCAACCCGACACATAAGGCCGGATAGGCTCGACAACGGGCCAGAATTCCTTGATGAACCGCAGAAGCTCGTTACTGCAAGCTCGGCGAACCTTCCGCTTCGACAGTTCCGCCGCCATCTTTGCGGCCAAGACCAAGTTCTCGCGCGATACGCTTGCGTAACTCTCCATCCGTCAAAGCCTCGAAATCGCCCGGCTCGCCTATCTCAGACCGCTCTACGAAGGCATAAACCTCGCGGCCCAATAACTCCATGCATTTAGCAGCGGGTCCATACGCGCCAGCCTCACGAGCCTCCTTGGCAAGCCCAATGGTCTGCTCGATCACCCATGCTTTTGTCAGCACCGTCTTAGTCGAAACATCGTGGCGAAGCCGGAGTTCGGCGATACGGGATGAAATCTTAGTGTGCTTTAGTAGCTTCGAGCCATTTACGTCACATGTTGCTGGGGCCGCATCAGGATAGCTCTCTTCGTAGGCATCGTGGGCCTTTTTACCCTGTACGATAGCCTGTGCGAACAGTTCGTGGCGTTGATTTTTAAGAAGCGGCATCGGGCTTTTCTATGGATTTGGAGATTGCAAACTCGCTGAAGGCTGGATCCAAGCGTCCGGCATCCTTCAAGACGATATTGGAGACGGGGGAGGGAATCGAACCCTTATTCGTCCGGTTTTGCAGACCGGCGTTGGACCCAGCCAATTCCCTCGTCAATCGGGTTTTTTCAACATTGGAGGCGATAAGTTCTCGTTTATATTTTTCCATAAAAGCTTCCGCGTTGCGCGTGCGCTGCTGCTCCGCCAGCAAAAGTATATATAACTTAAAAACTGGCGTCTGCCTTCGCCGATCTTGTTCTGAAATCGAGGGGCGGCCCTCAAAGGGTGTATGTGTTATAGCGATGTCGGTAGCCACGCGAACGGTAGCATCCGCAGACATTTCCCATGGGTCGATTCGGACTACCAAACGCCCGAGAGCGCCCCACCGCCTCCAATAATAGCCCCATCGAAGGCTACTCAACGGTTGCCACGGAAAAACGATCCTCATCGTCTAGCTCCTGTGGCGTCAACTGGAACTCTGCCCGCAAGTTTCTCCGCAAAAACTTTGTACTTTTTCAACATCGGCATGGCTGCAGTCTATTCCGATTTTGTCGGTTTGTCACCAGCGCAACCTGTTGGGCGGTCTTCTTCAGGGAATTCATCCCAGTCCCGCACCCTTTTGAGAACTGGAAGGGCGCGCTTGAGAACGGACTCACGTTGGGCCGCATGCTGATCATTAGCCTGAAGCGCGGGTATTGCCAACTCCAACGCATTGAGTAAAAGCGCCCTATCTTCTTCCAGGCCGAAGATGATGGCACCGGCAGAGTCGGGTGATTTCGCAAATAGCTTGTATAAAGGGCCGTGCTCGTGTCGAAACCGCCAATTGTATATCCTCATTGACCTAGCACCCCCCGCGCGGGGGTGTCACGGTCCCTCATGAATCTTCTCTCAGTCCTTGACGATTTCCCCTTTCTCGCTGCCCGCACATTCGCAGATTCTGCATCCAAATATTTAAGAAATCTGTCCCACATCGTCGAGAACGGGGGCCATGGAACTCCAGCCTCACACAAGGTGTCGGCGGGAAGGCCTCAGCAAAAAAGCGAAGCGCCTCTACTCAGTCTAATCTTGTTAAGTGTTAGATCATAGCTCTTGGTGTAGAAGAATAATACTCTGCGCGCGCGCGCGCAAGCCCCCTTGGCGTTGCGAAACCGGAATCCACGTTTTCCGCCGTTCCGCACGGTTTCGCAGCGGTTCAGCAGGTGGTTTCGCATTTTCGATTTTTGCGAAACCGCACTGGTTTGATTCCGGTTTCGCAGCGGTTTCGCACCCGGTTCCGCATGAAGGGTTTATTCATCATTCAATACTCTCATCCGGGTACCGGCAATCAACTGGCCTGACGCACCGGCGGCGTCGAGACTTTGTGCCGATCTCGACAACAACGAGGCGGCCTTCGTTTATGAGGGCGTCTTGAGCAGACTGGAGCGCGCCGAAGGACAGCATTTTGCAGCTTGGCAACTGTCGGGCGAGCGCGGTCAGGGAGCCGCGTGTGTTCGGAACGGCGACGACGAAAGAGCCGTTCTTTACGAGGTAAGCCGCAGCCTCCATGAGCCGCGACTTTGCGTCGATTTTGTCTACAATTGAACCTCCTGACGATGTGAAGTCGGTGCAGATGAAGGAGCCGTCTTTCCAGCGGATTTTTATTTTCTGTCCAAACGGGCCGTAGTTGGATTTCATGATTTTCAGCACACGATCATCGCTGGGCGTGTCGTCGCCCTCTTCGTCTTTTGTGCGCTTGGCGGTGAGATAAAGGCGATTGCGGACTGCGCCGTTCCATGCGGTCGATCCGGAAAAGCCGGAGCCGTCGATCATTGCGGATTTTGACGGATGCGATGTCATGACGACGCCGCCATTATTGATCAGCGCGAAACTGCGGATCATCGTGACGAAGGCCTTAACTTGGTAGCGGATGTTTTCGTTTCCGGCGAACACATCCGAGATTGTGTCGAGAATCGTCATCTGTACGCCGTAGTCTTTTATGATTTCCATGAGTTGCAGAAAAAGCGAGGTTTTTGTGGCCTTTCCGTAATCTCCTTTGCCGCGAAAGGCGACCAACTCGTTGTTGTCTTCACCAACGCCGCACAGATAAAGAACGCGGCCTTCGAGGTCGGAAAATTCGCAGCCGTAGAATTTGCAGATGTCGGCGTAACGGCGATGGAGTTCGTCTTCGTCATCTTCACAATAAACCGCAAGGGATGTGACTTTTTCCTTGATCGGTAACCCTAACCAGTCGTACCCGAGCGCGGCCGCGACCTGCAATTGTTGGCACAAAAGCGATTTTCCTACGCCGCCGTCGCCGGCCAAAAGCGTGATCGATCGCCGCAAGAGAACCGACGGAATAAGCCATTCCCGCTCTGGCCGCTCTCTGCCCTGCAGGTCGCCAAGATCGCGCGGGCTTATGGGCCGCACGCGGCGCGCGCGCGCTTCGTCAAGGTCAATCGGATTGTCAATCATGCGCGCCCCTGCAGAATGGAATTGAAATCGTCCGCCTTCTGAAAATGCGCTTCCGGCATGATCACCTCGACAGGCAGCCCGCGCCGCTCGTATTCGTCGGCCGCCTTGAAGGCCTCGGTGCGCCCGACTTCGCCGGAATCCCCGAAAATTGTCACGACCTTGACGCCTGGCGGCATGTCGAGCTTGCCCAGCCGATTGGCGGAAAGCGCGGCCCACACCGGAATCGAATAAAGCCGCGCGGCACTCATGGCGGTTTCTACACCCTCGGCTACGCCAAGGAACCCGCTCGGCCCTAGCGGCTTGAGCCGAACGGCGCCGGGCCCCATTGGACCGAGCGTCATCTTGGGGCCTTCGACATCGGCTTTGCGCGGCTCGGCGGGATCCAGGTAAGTGCGCTGCACCGCACAGAACCCGCGATTGTCTGAAATCCTCGCCAGCATGGCCGGAAAGTCTTTTTTCGTGCCGTAGTGCCTGAGCGCGGGCACATAGCGCAGTTCTTGACTGTTTAGGAGTCGAATGCCGCGCGCGCGCAAATAGGCCTCAGCGCGCGTTCCCCCCGCCGGTACGCCGCGGTCCCAGATATCCATTGCCTGCAACCGCTTCTCGCGCGCGGTTTTGTCGGGCAGATCGCGGTCATAGAGCGTTGTCATGCGGAACGGGTAGGACGGATCGCCCGATATCGGGCCGTCGCCCCACAATCCGAGCCGTTTCAGGGCGTCAATGACTTCGTTTTGGCTGCAGGATGCGTGGCAAAAAACCAGCACGCGGCCATCGCGGGTTTCTGAAACAGAGAGGGACGGTGACCGATCCTCGTGAGCGGGGCACCGGCACGTTCCGGAGTGATGCGCCCATCGACCCTTTAGCGCGGCAACAATCCGGCGCGCGCTGACCCATTGGCTCATGTGTTGGCCGCGCGGTTCGCGATCAGATTAAGGGCCTCTTTCGCGCAGGCGTCGGGATCGGCGTTTATCTCCGAGCCGCTAAACCTAATCGGCGTGACATAGCGGGCGTTAAAATACCTGTCTCGCACCCTGTCTTTTGTTGCCGACTCCGCCGTTGCGTCGTGGTAATCAAAGCCGTCGCACTCAATGGCGAAGCGCGGAGGCATTTTTCCGGAAGCCTTTGCCAGAATAGCAAAATCAGCCATATACGCGCCGACCAAGACCTGTGGCGCAACGACAATTTCCTGAACATAAAGCGGCGGGAAATCATCGAAGGCTGAAACGTGCCCTTCGTCAATAAAAAGTGTTTGCCAACTGGAAAATTCCGGCGCGCGCAACGCGCCGCGAAGCGCAATCTCCATGAAGGATTCGATGGGGGATGTGACTTTGCTCATTCGGAGATTCCGAACGCAATGCGGATGCGCAATTGTAGCGACATGGTAACTCCCAAGCTCAAGAGAGACATCGGCCGGCCGGGAAGGGCTTGGGGATTCTTGCCCGATCCGGCCGCATGTCCTTTACGCCGCCGGTAGCGAGCCGACGCATTAACGATAATCCGTTCGTTTTCCGCGTCAAGCCGCTACGGATGGTGGGTGTGCCGCGCCGACCTACTTGCTGCTTGGTTTTCCCTCAGCCTCACCCAGCGCCAAACCAAGCGGACCAGCTGGCGATCCGTCGCGCAGACCCGGCAACGCAGCCCGTAGAACCTCAATGGGCACGCCGTATTGCAAGGCCAGCGATGTGACGACGGCGGCCTCCTTGGCGACGATATTGGCTGTGGTGCCCGTTTTTCCTACGTCGAGGAAGATTTCCAGAAGGCTGCCGGTCGGGCTGAAACCGTATTGCGCCACGTAGGCCAATCCGTCGTGGTCGAAACTGACCAGCGCGCCGCGGCGGCGGTCGGGCAGGCGTTCGCGGTCTGTCATTGCGGGGGCGGCCGCCTTGCGCCGCTGACCAAAATCTTGTGCACCAGCCGGCGCAGGCATTGATGCGGCGTCTCGTTCGGCCTGCAAAGCGGGGCGACGCGATCCGTTGGAACGCGCAGGGTGACGGCGGCGCCGATGTGTTTGGGTAGTGTCCAATGCCGCCGCTGGGCCGTGGCGCGGACGTAATGGCTCATGCAGCCCAGCGTATCGGCGATTTCCGTGGCCGTGAAATCCGGGTTCGCGAGCCGCACGCGGTCAACGTCTTTCCAGTTTGTTTTGCCTCTCATGTCGCCCTCGCCATGGCTATTTCGCGCGCGACGGCTTCGCTATTGTCGGAATTGGCAGGACCGTTGCGGTCCGTCTGTTTCGGAAATCGCGCCATAATCGCGGCGAGTTTCTCGCGAGCATCAGGAAACCTATCTTTCCAGCCCACGCGGCTTTCAAATTCCCAGTCGCCAGACTCGGCAATTTCTGTCGCAATTGGAAAGGCCGTTTGAACGATGCCCTTAATGCGACAAAGCGCATGGCCGCTGCCGAGGTGCACCAATAACCATTCTGGCGGCTGGCGACCTTTGGGTGACGCTTTCCGAGCCTGATAAATGCCAAGCCCGCGATAAACATATCCGGCGACATTCGACGGGTCTGATGCGCGCGCAACAAGAAAGTCACCCGGATCCCAACTCACGCCCTACCCTCCCATCTGCCTGAACGTGTCGTGATCGGCGCGCTTGCGATCTTGCTTGGGAATGTGAGGCGCAATCGGTTCCTCGCGCAGACGCATCGCTCGACGCTTTTTGTCGATCCGCTCGGTCCGCGATGGGCAAAGGCGCATCTTCCTGATCGGGGCCGTGGTCAGCCCGTCACCGCGCGCAGGTGGCCGTGCTCCATACCAAGCTTCCTTTTCGGCGAAGCTCAATTCCACTTCGGCACACGCCGCGCGGGCCATGTCGATCATCACCTGCCTGCTCATAGTCGTGAAATCGTTGGACGAGGTAAGTCGCCGGCCGGATGCGATGCGGCGCAAAATCAGATAGGCGTGCGCAGCGTCGGGCGGAATCATTTGCGCAACGGAAGGCGAGGTAGTGGCTCCGTAATTTCTAAACGGAGAGTACCACATGGAAGCTCTCGTAGCCGCCCACGCTTGACCATCCGGGCGATGGTTCTGATCGCCGCGCTTCGATGAAAGCGTGCGTCGAAACACAATTCTTTCATCGTCGGCATTCGCCCACGGACAGACAGGGATTCGATGAGCGCGGCCATAAGCTCATCATCTCGACACTTGCGGCCCTTACTCATTTTTCTGTTCCCGTTCACGCGCCTTGTCCGCCTCATACTCGGCGCGCGTGAGCGTGATCTTCTTGGGGTTGCACCGCTTTGGGAGTCCGCCCACGCCATAGGAGCTCGCTTTTGTACACGCCTTCCGCAACTGCGCACGAAGGCGAGGTGGAAGCGTAGAGGGCTTCACGCGCTCACGTCTCCCATCTGCCTGAACGTGTCGTGATCGGCGCGCTTGCGATCTTGCTTGGGAATGTGAGGCGCAATCGGTTCCTCGCGCAGACGCACGACGTGACGCATGATCTTGGTGTCGAATCCGGCACTAGCGGCCTCCGAATAAACCTCGCGGATATCGGTTACGAGTGCCGACTTTTCGGATTCCAATCTTTCCACGCGCTCGATAAAGCTCTTGAGGTGTTCGCGTGCAAATCCGCTTTTCGTCATTGGTCACTCCTGTTGGTGTTGTTTAGAATTGATCGCTTGTATACGGGCAGATTGTGTTTGTAGGCGCGCGCGATGCCTTGCTCCATGCCACGAGATATTCCACGGTCGATGTAGACCGCGCACGCATCGGCGACCGCATACCACGATAGCCCCGCTTCGATTCCAAGCTCGCGTTCGCCGGGGATGCGGTCGTTCAGAATTCCATCTTGCGTGAATAACAAGTGGCTGGCGATGCAGCTTTCGCCACGATGTAGAGAATCGCTCACGCACTTGCGCGCGTATTCGATGTTGGCCCTTACGACCTCATCGTCGATTGATCCGAATGGGCTTTCGATGATGACGCGGATCATTCTGCCGCTGCCGTCAAAAACAGATCGTCCCGATCATCCTCGGCAGCCAAATTCTTGCACGCCTGCCGCCAATAGGAATCCTTCAACTCAACGCCCATGAATTTGCGCCGCATTTTCAGCGACTGCGTTCCTTCGCTGCCCACGCCCATGAACGGCGACAGAACAACGTCGCCCGGATTGCTCCACATAACCAGCGCGCGGTCTATCACATCGAGCTGCAACGGGCACAAATGGCGCTCATCGTTGGCGTCCTTAGCGGCCTTGACGTTCAGCACGTTGGACTGATCAACGGTCATCCAGACCGGCGATGCCCATTCCTGCCATTGATCAAGCGGGAAATCCTCCGGCGTGTGGACAATTGGATCCATGTTCTCGCCGGGCCGCATGAACGTCATCAGATAGTCCGGCATACCGCCGCGCGACTTCGCGCTGTCTTTGCGCAATTGCTTGTAGAGCAGCCCGACATGTTTCGTCCGCGTCATTTCCACGACCGGGCAACGCCAGATCGTGCGGCGGCCGTGATAAATCCATCCTGCGTCCTGATGCGTTTTGATAATCTGCCCGCTGAAATCCTTGATGCCGATTGCACCATCTCTCCACTTCGTCATCGGCAAATCGGAACAATGCACGGCGGTCAAGCGGCCCGGCTTTGTGAGGCGGAATTTCTCGCGAACCATGAACGCATAATGTTCCGCAAATTCATCGTCGTTCGCGCTATTTCCCATGTCCGCTATGGAATCGCTGTACACAAACAGGTTTCCGAAAGGAGGGCTATAGATAGAGAAATCAATGCATTCGTCCGGCATCTGGCGCAACACGTCCACGCAATCGCCGTTGTACGCCGCCCACGCGCGACCATGCGAAGAATTTAAGCAGCGGATTGAATCCATGTCGGGAGCCTCGCTAGATGTTTCGGATTATATGCAACCTTCGTGGTTTCTTCGCGGCCCATGGCGCGGCGCATTGCGTCAGCCATCGCGCGTTTCATTTTCGCATGGTTCGCGCTCTTGCGGTCGATTACGCGCCCTATCTGATCCTCGCCCTCGGCGACGGCCAAGTGAACCTGCACAGGCCGCTTCTGACCGAAGCGCCAGCAGCGACGAACGGCCTGATACCAAGTCTCGTAGGAGAATGACCGGCCAACGAAGGCCATATGAGCGCAGTGCTGCATGTTCAGCCCGTGGCCCGCAATCGAAGGCTTGCTGATCAAGATGCGCGTTTGGCCGGTCAGAAATCGGTTTATGCCATCCTCTTTTTCGTCGGGCGACATTGAGCCGCGAACTTCCACGGCGTCGGTCTTGAGCCGCGCGTTCAGCGCGTCGGCCTCGTAATTCGTATCAGCCCATATCATCCACGGATCGGACGAATTGCCAGCCAATTCCGCGATAATGTCCGCCCGCGCGTCGATTGTCTGGCGCTTCACATCGTGGAGATTTGTTGCGCTTAATTCCTGGGCGAACAGTCCGTCACCGAACGGTTGCGTAATCCCTTCCTCGCATTTGTGACGGATGACCGAAAGCTCCTGCAGGACGTATTCGCTCGCGTCGTGCCCGAAGTCTGCCGGGCTTTCTGCCATGCAGGACCACGACGCCATCCAGTCCCAGAACGCATCGACCGCGTGCCCTTTGAGCCGCCACTCTTGCGAAGCGGTTGACGTGTCGTTGATAAAAAACCGCGATAGCATTTCGTTGGCGTTCATCACGCCAAGAAACTCGGAATGCGTTCCAAGCTCCATATGATCGTTGGGCGCGGGCGTGGCGGTTGCGGCCAGCCGGAAACGGTGGCGCGAGAATGCGTCTATGAGTGCGCGTGAGGTTTTGCCGCTAAAGTTTTTCAAGATTGACGACTCGTCTAGGACTATGACGCCGAACGACGACAGGTCGAGTTTTTCGATCCGGTCGTAATTGCAGATGTTGATTCCTGATATTGCGTCTGACTGTTCGCGAATTACCTTGGCATCATATCCGAACCTGTCACCTTCGCGCGCGATCTGTTGCGCGACGGCAAGGGGCGTCAAAATCAGCGCGCGGCCATTACCGGCGTCACTCGCCTGTCGCGCGAACTCCAATTCGCAGAACGTTTTCCCCATGCCGGTATCAAGAAAAAGCCCGGCGCGCCCACGTTTCAGGCACATCATCACCGCATCACGCTGGTGTGGCTTCATTTCGTCTGGCACTTCACGCGGCATGATTCCATCGCCTATAGTGTTGGCGACTTTCTTCGCGAGAAAGTCTTGATACTCGCTCACTTCCCGCCACCGTTCTTGCGGCGGTAGGAAACCACGCGCTCTAGGCCTAGAATGCCAAGGATTGCCTCGCCAAAGTCCTTTTCGTCACGACAAACCCGCGAGACATGCGAAGCCGATATATCGTGAGACTCGGACCATTTCCGCAAGCTATCCGCGCTTTCCACTTGCCGGATCAGCAATTTTCTTACCGCTTCAGAATTCATGTGTTGCCTGTTCACAAGACGGTTGACACGCCAAAATCCTTAGCCTATGAAAGCGGAGAAGTCAAACGGTTCTACGATGAAAACGACGCCACTCTACACCCCACCTCCAGCGCCAGCTCGCTCCGCGTCACGCTACGTGCGGGCATCGCATTCAGCCTCGCCTTCTATGCGGCGCTATATTTCGGCATCCGTCCGCTGTTCTGGCTTGTGCAGGTGATTGGGAGGGCGTTGTGAGCGAAGCAGGGCAGGCGCAAGTATTGATCGTGAGAAGCCCGAAGCCCGCACGGTTTCCGGCCTACACGATTGAAAGCGAGGCGGGTGAAGTGTTGGCGAGTGTGCCGATTACGGCCAGCGGAAATTCTCACAAACTGGCCTTAGCTATGGCCGCAGCGCCAGAGTTACTGACTGTCTGCCAATGGCTTGAAGCGCATTGCCGTGTTGAAACCGGGACTAAAGGCGCGGCCCATGCCGAGGAAGGTCAGCGCATCCGCCTCGCGCTTCAGGCCGCTATCGCCAAAGCCACAGGTGAATAGTGAGCTACAATCCCAAAATCGAAATCAAATACCGCATAGAGTGCCGGACTAGCTTAGGTGTTCGCGCATCTGAGTTTGACGACACCGGCGATGCCCACTTGGAATCCGTCGCCTACGATCTGGTCAAAGAATATGTCGCCAGCGAGATTTCAATTTACATCGAAAACCTCCCTCGCGTGGTTGCGGAAATACGTGAGGCGCTGAGGCTGCGGAAGGAAGAGGAAGATGACCGATAAAACAGACGAGAACCCGCTCAACCCCGTGCGGGATAATATAGGCGACGCCCCCGTCGCGCCCGCTCATGGCATCGCCAGCCTCGCGCTTGCGTTGGCGCTTAAGTACCATGACATCAACACCATCCAAGACGGGACGCTTTATCAACAATATAAGCTGGAAGGTCGCAACATGCGCGATCTTCATCTCGACATGGTGTTTGAAACTGCTATCGCGATGGAAAGACACCTTTTGGCTTCTTCGCAGAGAATTGCCGCGATTGTCGTTGAGGCATTGGAAATTTCTGTCGATGAGGAAGTGGGGCCTCAGTCTGATGGGAAGCTGGAAGATGAGGAAGCGGACCAATGAGAAAACCAATCGGAGTATTCTGCGGCGCGCTAACCTTCATATGGGGGCTGGGCGTGTTCGGGCATTATTGGATGGATGATTTGCTCCCCCATAATGGGGGGCTAGAACAAGACCCGTGGTGGGGCTTTCCAGGCTTTATGTCGGGCGCTTTAATTATCGCCTTTATATCTCTTGTTCTCGGTGCCGCTATTGCACTTTCTGGTAACCGCAAATGACCGCATCTATAACCTTTGGTCCCCGTCACCCCGCCTATCTCGCGGGCCATGAACGCTGCAAGAACCCCACTGGTGAAGGCAATCCGTACCCAGTCGGATCGGATGACTACGCGATGTGGCGGCTGGGCTTTACGGACATGCTCACCTTCATGCGCGCTACGGGGCGGTCGGAGATTGAGGATGTGGTGGAATGATGTGCCCTGACGAGCAGCCCACGATGCCATATTCGCGGCCCGTCAAAACCGGGATGTTTTGCGAGGATTGTCCGCCACCGAATTATCCGACAGATAAAACGCGATGTGAGGAATGCCCGCGTAGATCAACAGATAGGAAATTCCCATGAGCGACGATGCGGTGCGCGCGGAGAACGAAGCGTGTGCTGAGATTGCAGATATGCAGCGAACTGCCGCTCAACGCGAGCGCGAGGCGAAAAAGATTCCATTGTATCTACAGACCGATGGCTACGAAGAAATCGTTGCCGAAGAACGCGGCGAACGCATTGCGAGCGATACTATCGCCCAAGCCATACGCGCGCGGATGGAGGGGAAGTGATGAGCGACTTCGCCTACACATATTTCCCCTACGAAGATGACGATGACGATCTTTGCTGGCACGAGGAATACGACATGGACATTCTGGCTGGGCGCGCCAGTTGTTATCAATGCGGACACGTTTGGTTTGCATCCGAAGCCGAGTGGCAATCTTACATCAGGGCGTACACGCCATGAACTTCACAGCCACATGCTACAATCCCGTCACCAAAAAAACCGCCTCATCATCCGTTGACGATCTGGAAGGCGCACAAACGCGCGCGAGGGTATTGCGCACGATGGAGCCGCTTGCCGACCGTACGAAATGCAAGCGGCAGGTGCGCGGCGGGACGAAGGTTTGGGAGCTTCGCAAGGTTGTGGGGCGAGAATTTTGGAAGGAAAGTGGGAGCTAAATGTTGAAAGAACAGATCGTTGCCGAGATCATGAAGTTGGTACGCCCAGCGATGATCCCGATGGACCATAAGCCGACGATTGACGAAATTGAGAAGATGCTCAATTCGGACAATCCGAAGCGAATTAGCATCGCGCCCGATGGAAGCGCCGTGATGGAAGCGCCGTCGCATACTGTTGGCGACATTGCTGACGCCGTTCTACGGATCGTAGGCGATGTTCGGGCGGCAACGCTTCGTGAGGCTATGGGCAAAGTGCAGGCCGATTGCGCCGTCTGCGGTGGAAGCGGCCACGCGCATGACAGTACGCCAGACGATCCCATGCAGTGCGAATATTGCGGCCGACCGAACAGCGCAATACACGAATTGCTCACTACCACCAACACCTAGGAGAAAATCATGAGCGAAGAAAAGAAAACAGCACCCGGCTATATCGTCACGCTATCCGTCTGGGTGCCTGCCGATCCAAACGACCATGAAGAAATGGTTCGTGCGGCGAAGATTGTTCCGGCGCTTAAGACGCTGAAGTTCGAGGATATTGAATCCCTCGAAGGCGCAAAGCTGGAAATCATCGAAGCCAAATCGCGGCATGTTTCAAAGCGGGCGGTCTGAGATGAGCGAAGCTTTCTTGATCGGCGGCGGCAAGATTCATCGCCTCATCGGCCAACGCGGCGAAACGCCAGAATGTACGGGTGCGAAATTCAAGCGTGGCGATATTGTGAAGGTTCGCCGAAACAAGCGCGTCGGCCACTTCCCGGACGAACTCATCGTATTGGTCGCGATACCGCCTGGATTTTCGCCGGATGATGCACTTGCCGATCTTACGGGGTCGCCGCGCCCATTAATGAAGCGGGTCGGCGCGCGCAGCATCACATACATCCTTTGTCGGAAAGGCGATGAAAGACCATACTTTTGCTCCGAGCGCGATATTCTTCCGAGTGGCAAAGAGTCTGTTGAAATCGGCACCATTTCGCGATCAGTGGATGGCTATAATGGGTAACACGAATGCCTTGGCCCACGACCTTGCCGCCACGAGCGAGCAATTCGTCACGTTGCAGCGGATGCTCAAGGCCGAACAGGATTCTATTTTCCGCCGCGCCCTGTTCGCCTCTGTCGATGTTGCGGAGACGCGGTATGAGGAAGCTAAGGCGAAGTGGGCGATGCGCACATGACCGACATCACCCGCCTGCGCAAAACCTACGAAACCTCCGTCCAATCCTGCGACGGGGCACATGCGAACTTGCTCGACGAAAGCTCGCCGCACGATCAGCCATCGCGCCTCAATTTCTTCCGGTCGGCATACGGGAACAAACTCAAGTGTCACGCTGATTGGCGGAATGCGGTGAAGGAAGCTGAGGTGGCGCGATGAGTCGTCACAAAGTCAATGATGTGCGCTACGATCAGCACAGCAAATTCACAATCATGGCTATTGCAAATGGTTGGATTATGGCCCGTCGCCCCGACTGTATGCCCTTTGTGGTCAAAGAAGTAGATTGGGCGAATTACTCCGTGGTCCCATGCGAAAAATACATATCAGAATGACCAAGAACACACTCGGCCTTCGTATCCGCCATTTCCGCGAGCGCAAGAGATTGAGCCTTTCTGAGGCGGCGCGGCAGATCGGGTGTTCAAAGGGCCACCTTTGGGAACTTGAGGCCGATATTCAGGACAATCCGGGCCTGAAAATACTTGTTGCAATGTGCGGAGTGTTCGGTATATCGTTACGGACGCTTTTGAGAGGCTTAGTTCCGTGACCATAACACCAGGCATCCACGATCTTACGAAGGATGCGTACTTTGCTGACCCGACTGCGGAACCTTCGCTATCGGCCTCGATCATCAAAATCCTGATTACCGAAACGCCGATCCACGCATGGACCGCCCATCCCCGGCTCAACCCCAATTACGAGCGCACAGAGGAAGACAAGTTCGACCTTGGCAACGCCGCACATGCGCTGATGCTGCACGATCCGCAAGCCTTCTCCATCCTGCAATTCGACAACTGGCGGACCAAGGACGCGCAGAATGCGAAGGCCGAGGCGCGCAAGGCCGGGAAAATCCCGATGCTGGCCGACAATTGGCAGCGCGTCTGCGATATGGTTGAGGCTGGCCGCGCCCAATTGCTGCAACACCGTGACGCCAGCGAGGCATTCGCCAACGGCAAAGGCGAGCAGACGATCATCTGGCAGGAAGGCGCGACTTGGTTCCGGTCAAAGCTCGACTGGATGCCTGACAAGCCGACGATCTTCTACGATTACAAAACCACCGGCTCCGCCGATCCCGACACATGGCAGAAAATCGCGTTTCAAACCGGCGCCGACATTCAAGCGGCTTTCTATCGTCGCGGAATCAGGGCTTTAGAACTCGCACGCAATCCGAGAATGCGGTTTGTGGTTCAGGAAACGACGGAGCCTTACGCGCTTTCTGTCTGCGAATTCTCCCCGGAATCTCTTGAACTCGCCGACCGCCGCATCGGGCACGCGATCAAGAAATGGGAATGGTGCATGAAGCATCACGAGTGGCCCGGATACCCCGACCGCACCGTTACGCTGGAAGCACCGCCGTGGCATGAATCGCAATTGATGGCTCGCGAACAACGTGACGCGGACCTCGCCAAGCAGTTGGGCGCGAAAGACGATATCGAGCTTTTGGCGTTCGCGATGAAAATGCAGAGCCCAATCTAGGATTGTGAATATGGCGCACGCGCATCTGTGGAATAATCTGCCGCCCGATGAGCGGTCACGCCTCTACCCATGGATATTGGAGGCTCACATTCTGCACCTTACGCAGACGCGCTTTATGATCGTGGCCGCGCACGAGGCGCTTTTGCGCAGTCTGGATAGTCAGATTGCGAATATTCGCTCCGATCTCCAGAAAGTAACTCACACATGACTTTTACAATTCGCCCCGCCGCAGCCGAGTTGATGCCGACATGAAAAAGCCCTTCGAGAATAATAGGGTTTGTCAGAAATGCGGAGTGGAATTTCGCACGAAGCCATCCAATCTCGCAAAGTTCTGTGGCCTTGCGTGCAAGGCGTCGGCACACAGAACCAGAAAAAAAAACGATCCTCGCCCATGTATAGTTTGTGGAACCATGTTCACTCCGGCACGCCATCGCGGAAATGCGAAATTTTTCTCCAAGTCGTGCATTTGGAAGGCGACAAAGGGACCAGAATTTAACGCCAAAATCGCGCGCGAATTCGCAAAGGAAAGTGGCGATAGACAGCGCGGTCGCGGAGACGGCAAGTCATATCGAAAGATGAATGGCCATCATGAACATCGCATCGTCGCCGAACAGAAGACTGGTCGCCCGATTGAGAAATCGGAAGTCGTTCATCATGTGGACGGAAATCGTCTGAATAACGATCCGTCAAACCTTGTCGTGATAACTCGCGCCCAACACATGCGAGAGCACGGGCTTGGAATTCCTGGTGTAACCCCACCGCACGAACCTTGGAAGCTTCGCGGCAAGAATAAAAGGAAATCTCCGTGACCTTTGCGATCCGCCCTGCAACGCCTGAGTTGACGCCAATCCTCATAGGACTCGTAGGTAGTTCAGGATCTGGCAAAACTCTATCTGCATTGCGTCTCGCGCATGGTATTCGAGAAGTTGTCGGTGGAGAAGTGGGTCTGATCGACACAGAGGGGCGTCGCGGCCTGCGTTATGCCGACAAGACAAAGTTTCCGAGCTTCAACTATAAATATCTGGAATTTCTGCCGCCGTTTGCGTCGGATCGGTTCAGCGAAGCCATCGCTGCCATGTATGCGACAGGGGTCAAGACAATTATAATAGATTCCCTATCGTTGGAACATGAAGGAGCGGGCGGCTACCTCGAATACCACGTGGCCGAACTCGACCGCATGGCGGGCAACGATTACAAAAAGCGCGAGAAGATGACGTTCACGGCCCGGATCAAGCCTGCCGCCGCGCGTCGCCGCCTCATCAATTCGTTTCTCCAAGTGCCGGTGAATTTCATCTTCTGCTTTCGCGCCAAGGAAAAACTCAAGATTGTCACTGGCGGCGCACCGATACCGCTAGGCTGGCAGGCAATCGCCGGAGATGAGTTCGTTTATGAAATGATCGCGCGGTGCCTCTTGCCGCCGGGCGCGAAGGGCGTGCCCGACTGGAGCGATGCCGCATTCGCGCATGGTACTGCGAAGCGCGATGATCAGGACAGGGCGCTCTTTCCCGATGGCACGCAGCTTTCCGAGGAAATCGGCCGCAATATCGCATTGACCTATAGCGGCAAGGATGTGCGGCCTCGGCAGACTGCGGAAGCGAAAGCGTCCACGGCTGGTACGCAAGACGCGGAGGGTGCCGATCTGCAGAGTGCCGGTGATGAAGTGGCGCGGAAAGGCGTCGTGGCCGTCAGAACGTGGTGGCAGAATTTAACCCCGCGCCAGCAAAATCTCGTCACGAAAACCTACCTTGATGACGTTCTGAAACCCGCCGCCGAGAGTGCCGATAAGGAAATGTTTGGGGAATAAATCGCATTCACATGGAGGTTAATACAATGAAGTTCCTTCTTTCTGCTATATCACTCCTCGCCTTTCTTGCATGGGCCGCGGCCCGCATAGCTCTCGGCATTCAATTCAATATTGGATGTAACGATTATATTTCGCAGGCCGCTTCATCCCCCGATCCATCCATCGCGGCCCAACGTCTGGATGCGGCGATTTCGTATGCAGATGCGCACAATCTGACATCTGGCAACACAGGAATTTTCTTCACCTTCCCTAAAAACGATGTCGGATTCTGGTACAAGCGCCTGACCGATAGCCGCGCAATTCTGCGCGCGTTGCCGCCTGGCGATGCGCCGCTTGAAGTCTCAAACACATTGATGCGTGTTCGGGAAACCCTTGTCGAAGGCGGCAAAGACGGGGACGCGGTTGTAAGCCCATCTGGAATTTCAGCCTTTCCAGATAACGCCGCATTCTTCTGGTGGGGCGCGGTATCGTTTTTCGCGCTCCTGCTTTTCACGGCGCTGGCGGCCGTTGAATCCGACCCGTTCTGAAATATAGACCACACACAAGGAAAACCAGTCATGCGAATTTTGGAAATGCGTTCGGAGAATTTCAAGCGCCTGTCCGTCGTGCAAATCACGCCGGACGGCAACCTGATACAGGTCTGCGGGCCAAATACTGCCGGGAAAAGTAGCGTGCTTGATTCCATCTGGGCGGCACTTGGCGGCAAGGATGCTGCACCAGATCAGCCGATCCGCAAAGGCAAAAACGCGGCACGCATCGAACTGAAACTCGGCAATGGTAGCGATGTCGCGCTGATCGTCGAACGCACCATAACGGCCAAGGGCAACTATGTCACCGTGCGCGGCGCGGACGGCGGCAAATACGACAAGCCGCAAAAGGTGCTGGACGATCTCATGGGGCTGATTGGCTTCGATCCGCTCGCGTTCATGCGCCTCAAGCCTGCCGAGCAATTCGAAATGCTGCGCGGCACCGTGAAGATGGACATTGACATTGACGCGCTCGACCGCAAGCGCGCGACGGTTTACGAGGATCGCACGGGCGTCAATCGCGACCTCGCATCTGCCAAGGCGCGCTCGACGGCAATTGTAGTGCCCGACGATCTGCCGGACGAGCAGCCTGACATCGCGGCGATCACGGATAGGCTGGCCGGCATCGACGAGTTCAACACGGCAATTCGCGCGAAGATGTCCTATAGGTACCGCGCAACGCTGAGTTTGACGCAGGCGACCGACCGCGAGGCGTCGGCCTTGCGCGAACTGGAAGATGCGCGCCGCCACGCGGAGAACTGTCAGGGAGAAAGAATTGCGGCAGAGCTTGCGCTTGAAGAAGCGCAGCGCGTCGCGGATCATGCCGGTGAGCTTCAGGACGTTGCCGCCATCCGCGCCGAACTCGACGCCGCGAACAGGCTTACCGAGGGCTTCCGCCGCCAGCAAACCAAGATTGCTGCGGAAGCGGAAGTCACAACACTGACGCGTCGGTCCACTGAAAAGACGGCTGAGATTGAAGCGCTGGACGCGACCAAAGCGAAAGCGCTCGCGGAAGCGAAGATGCCCATCGAGGGCCTCAGCTTTGAAGATGGCACCGTGATATTCGGCGGCCTACCACTGGCGCAGGCAAGCTCGGCGCAGCAATTGCGTGTCTCTGCGGCCATCGGTGCGGCGCTCAATCCGAAACTGCGCGTGATCCTGGCGCGCGACGGGTCATTGCTCGACAGCAAGTCGCTACAAGCGCTCGCGGCGTTCGCCGATGAAAACGACATGCAAATTTGGTTGGAGGTTGTGAATGAATCCGGCCAAGTCGGAATCGTCATGGAAGACGGTCACGTCAAGGGCCAAGAGGCGCTTGTTGCCGAGCATGAAAAGGCAGATGCGGAGAAGGTTGCGGAGCCGGATGCGCCCGCACCAACGCCAGAGCCCGGCAGCGACGCGGAGAAGCGCGCACGCTCCTATCTCGACGCAATGATCAAGCAATTGGCGAACCGCAAATCGCAGGCCGAGTGCGAGGGCGACAATGCAGCGGTGAAGGTGAAGCTTGCGCGCTTCCCCGATCTCGTCCGCGCCGAATGGGCACCGGCATATCTGGCGCGCATGAAAGCGTTGGCGGGGAAATGAGCGGCACGGATAGAATTGTTAAACGCCTTCGCGCCAAAGCGACTGAAATAGCGAAAGCCGTCGCGCGCACGGAGGGTGAGGGGGAATACACGGAAATAGAACTTATGCGCGAAGCCGCTGATGTAATCGAGCGCGGATGCGTGGAATGGCGCGATATCTCAACCGTTCCGAAGCACACCGGCAAAGGCGATGTTCCTGCAAAGTATATCGTCCTTTTACACGATCCAGACAACAGCGCTATGAATCGCGTCCAAGTCGGCTTTTGGAACAACCGCTGTAATTACTGGCAAACTCTTTTCGACAATGAGGAATTGATGTGCCCGACACACTGGGCACCATGGATCAGGGCACCGAAGGATATGCTATGACCGACAACATCATCACCGAGCTCGTCTTCCCTCCCATCCCCGACCGCTCGCATGATTGGTGCGCCTATCGCGATCCAGAAGGGCGCATAGGCTGGGGGCGGACGGAAGATGATGCGATCAAAGCCTTGTTGATGCAGGAGGAAGAAGATGAGTAGCGCGAAGGTTGCGGCGGCTATAGAGCAGGTCGGCATAAATTTGAACTCCGAAGTTGAGCGCGTCGTTGGCGTGGTCAACAAATTGAAAGCCGAGAACGAAGAATTGCGCGACGCGAATGCGACGCTCCGAGCCAATCGCTCCGAACTCGAATGGCTCCGCGAGCGGCTCTCTGACTGGGATAACATCTCTGTCAATTTGGCACGCGAGGCCGGTCGCATATCGCAATTGCAGGACCTGGCCGCGCGCGAATGTGCGAAGGTGCGGGCGCGGATTGATATGCTGGAGCAAGGGTGAACATGGCGACGCTTACAGAGGCCGAGGAATTCAACGATACTCACGGAACGCTGGAAGGCTTCACGGCAAGGGAATGGCGCGCCGTTATTAAGCTGGCGATGGTTATTTGTGAGGTTCAAGATTGCGTTGGAGAGTATGTGCACGGACCGTGCGAGGATCACTTTGGTGCCGCGACTCAATTCTTCTTTGAAGAGAAACGCCGAGGATAATATGGCCACGACAACTCACAAATACCTTTTAGTCGACACGGAAACCACCGGCCTCTTTCGGTACGATCAGCCCGCAGACGCCGAAGGTCAGCCGCGAATGGCGCAGCTTGCCATGCTGTACCTCAATGAGAATTTCGAGGTCTGGGGCATTGAGAACATGCTCATACGGCCATATGGCTGGAAGATGAGCGATGAGGCGGCGAAGATTCACGGTCTGACGCAAGAAATTCTCATGGAGCGCGGATATCCGATTGCCGATGCACTCAGGGCCTTCAATGGCGCACTCGACGATGGCCGCATCATCGTCGGCTACAATGTCTCCTACGATCTGAAAGTGCTGCGCGGTGAATTGCGCCGCGCCGGTCTGCCAGACCGCTTCGAGACAACGCAGTCCGTCGATTGCATGCGAAAACTCACGCCCGTTTGCAAAATCGCCAAGGCGAGCGGGAAGGGCTATAAATGGCCCAAGCTCACGGAAGCCTACAAACACGTCACCGGCAAGGAATTGATCGGCGCGCACGGGGCACTTGAAGACACCCACGCCTGCCGCGAGGTCTTCAAGTGGATGGTGGCGGAGAAGATGTTTACGGAGGCGGCTATTTCCGACTTCGAAGAATCGGTCCGCCAGAATTCGCAAGAAACTCATGAAGTGGCATGGCGGAGAATTTCGGAAGGTGCCGACGATTTACGATACGCCGAACGCTATATACATTCATCCGGCCATGCGCGCAGAATTCGAGGCTGCGGTAGCGCGGGAGATCATATCGTGAAACTCACCCACATCGCCATCTGGACGATCTACTGGTCCGCCGTCGCCGCTGGCATGTTGCTTCTAGTGTGGGGCGCGAAGGTTGCGATCAAGAATGTGGCCGAACGGTATCGCGACCCGCTTGGCAGGTTTGAGTATGGCGAGCGGCATTCGGATTTCGACGGAGAGTGAGATGTGGCCTTTCAAGCGTAAAGCGAAAGAACCGATTCTGTTGCTGTCGCCGCGCCCCGACGCCGATCTGTACGAGATTGGCGGTGGCTGGAGCGATAGGATTAGTTGGTGGTCGGAAAATCAACTCACTCGCGTCTATGGACACAAAACACCAAAGCCGCGCGCAGGCGACGTACTGACGTGCGAAATGAAGTCCGGCAAGACGGGCGTGTGGATTTTTCAGAGCATTGAGCATTGCAACGATCCGCCGGATATGTTTTTCGCTGACGTGAATCCAATCGGCTACACTGACGAAATTGCCTTTTCGCTTCCCACGCCCCCGCAAAGTCCATTCGCCGAAGCTTTCCAATTGGCACGGAGGCTCTGATGATCCCCGTCTCCCACCTCCCATGGCACTCAACGCGCGTAGACATAGTACCGCTGCGTTTTCTGCCCAACGCTCCGGTGATGAGTGCCGAGCATCAGGCGTGGAAAGCGGCTGAACTGAACTCGCGCCGTCAGGTCGAGGCGCGGGATTATGAGATTGGAATGCGGTGATGAAAGCGCTCTTTGAAATCATCCTCTTCGCAATCATCGTGCTTGGTGCGTTCGGTTGTTTCATCTTCACCGCCAATCCGGGGAATGGGAGATGGTTTAATGATTGAGCGCGGGAAGACGAGGTGTGACCAGTGCGCCGCGATGGACGGATTCCATCGCTTCTTCTTCGTCATGGGAATCCTCGCTGTGTCATTTCTTTGGCGATTGTGCTCTATTCGACATAAAAACCGAAATGATCTATTCTCTCGACTCGCTCGAAATATTATTGCGAGCGGGAAGGGGTGGCTAGTATGGGCGGTTTTCGGAATAGGTTTTCCTATCTCGGCATCCTTTGGCGCGAAGGTGTTTGGGGAAGGTGGATCGGCGGCGCGTATTTCCTCCTCGCGTTGTACGTCTTTATTCGCGACGACTTTTGGCTCCCCACGGATACCAGCAAGTGGTGGATCATCAGCATGATCCCACACCTATCGCTTTCTTGGTGGTTGTTCGGGGCCGCGCTAATTCTGTGCTTCTGGATTTTTGAAGCGTCTTTCAGGCTTTATGCGAAGGCGAAGTCAGAAATTGCGAACCGATCACCAGAAAATGCTTTGAGGTTGACTTTTGATGTTGCTGACAGTCGATGCTTGCGGGCCGCCGAAACGCGATATTCAGATGAGCCAAGCGGTGAGTTTTATTCGATTCTAGTTCAAAACCGCAGCGGGAAAAGCATCTCTAATATCAGCATTAGGGGGCTTCCTAGCTGGTTCACCTCAACAATTCTGGCTATGGCAGCGACCGGGCGAAGCACCCGTCGCCAAGCTACGGTGGTGCTCCGCGATATTGCGGAACTCGATCCAGACGCGACGGATGTTGTAGAGCTTTTCGGGCTTAGTTATTCGCCAGAGTCTAGAAACTCGGAACATATCTTAAACAATGTGCAAACCTTCACTCTGGAGGGTCGCGCAAGACACACCAAGACCGTTTCTCTCACATTAGAATACGATCCCAAGTCGCGGCCCATGCTAAGGGTCGCCTCATGAAATTAGAGGCCGCTAACTGCTGTCCCGAAAATGTCCGCGTTGTTGCGGTTGTTGTAGCGGAACTCAAATTCCGCGACATACAATGGAAGATATTTGCGACTGACTTTGTGGTAGGTGCCCATGATGCCGCGTTTCATAATCGACCAGAATCCTTCAATCGTGTTGGTGTGGATCGCACCGACAACGTAGTTCTTTGCCTGATGACGGACGGCGAAGTGCGGGTAATCAGGCGACAGGTGCCGATAGCCGGAATGCTCATCGGTATTGAGCAAGCTAACGTCCGTCGAAACGACCTCGCGAACGAAACCTTCGAGAGTTTCCGTCTGAGTGTTTTCGATCACGCGGGCGACTACGTTGCCTTTGCGTTGTGCCGCGCCGATCACGATGGTTTTGTCAGAACCTTTGCCGCCCTGTCCGGGACTGGTGCTGCGCTTGTCGAAATGCCGGTTTTTGTCTTTGCCGCCGATGTAGGTTTCGTCCACTTCCACAATGCCCATGAGCTTGCGGAACTTTTGGTCGGCCAGCCCGGCGCGAACGCGATGGCACATATGCCAAGCCGTGCGGTAAGAGCCGAAACCCATCGTGCGGTAAATCTGATGTGCCGAAACGCCTTTCTTGCTCGTAAGCATGGTGTGGATCACGCGAAACCACATCCGCAAGCCAACATTCGTGTTCTCAAAGATCGTGCCGACCAGCACAGAGAAACGGTAGCCCGCCGATCCGCCCGGAGCGCAAGCCGTGCACTGCCAGTGGAACGGGCGCGAGGGCAGCTCATAGGGGCCTTCAACGCCGCAACGCGGACAATGAACCACGGTCGGCCAGCGATGCTTCGCCAGATACGCCATGCAGGCGTCATCCGTGGGGAACGCCGCTTCCCACTGGGGGACCGTCATCTGATGAATGCGTTTGCTCGTACCCATGGCCGTTTCCTCTTGAACGACCCATATATAGCCAAAGGAAAATCTTATGTCAAGTAGTGCACAATCGCCATTTCTTTCCGGCGCATCTCTTGTGGGCTTGATCGCATTTATAGCAACACTATGAGCGATTCAGTTGCGTGCGCCATCTGCGGGAAGGCGGCCCGGACAATGGATTCCGCGAAGGGGCCAAAGGCCGTCAACGTGCGGCCCGTTTGACGGGTGCCCCAGTGAGCAATCTTACCGAGTTTATCCGCGAATCGAACAGGATCGAAGGTATTCTGCGCGATCCGACGAAGGCAGAGATGGTTGCCTCGGAATCCCTCCTTGGCGCCGTGGCAGTTACCATTGCCGATCTGAGCGCCTTTCAGAGAATTGTCGCGCCAGATAAGCCCCTGCGCAGCAAGCCCGGCATGAACGTCCGTGTGGGAACGCACATCGCGCCGTATGGCGGGGCGAAAATTCAGACTGAACTAGCTGCGATTTGTATGCGCGCGAATGACGGCGACGGCCCATGGCTGCTTCATGTCGATTTCGAAACCCTCCATCCGTTCATGGACGGGAACGGACGAACTGGACGCATTCTCTGGCTGTGGGCAATGAAACGGCATGGTGAATTGACGCGCGCGCTTGATCTGGGTTTTTTGCACTCGTTCTATTACCAGACGCTTGGCCTTGCGACCCGTACATGAACCGCCCCTACACCCTCATCGCCTTCGTCGCCCTTGCCGCTGCTGTGGCTGGGTGGTTTTGGGCGTCCACGATCACGCACTTTCCGCCAGCGCCGGCGCAAGAAAAAAGCGCGGCCTTTCGACCGCGCTAGTTGGGTGGGCGAAAAGCTTACGAGAATGTCAGCGTCCCGGCAGTATCTTCGGCAACCTTGACGGTCACTGTGCCGGTCGCGGTGATGGTATTCGTGCCAGGCTGAGGGTCGCCCTCCGCCGTCGCCGTCACCGTCGCATCGCCGGCGGCAACGCCCGTGATAACGCAGGTGAGGCCGTCCGTGGCGGGCGCAAGCGTCACCAAGCCGTCAGGCGTGGCCGCCCATGCCGGTACGCTGTAGATGGGATCGCTGGCCCCGGAATTGTCGGTATAGGCCACAGTTGCGGTTGTGGTGGCCCCAATGTTGATGGATTTGCTCATCGGCGAGACTCCTGTAAGCCCAAATACGAGGATGCTGGTCCGGCGCTTGGGCTTACGACGGACGCATGTAAGCTCGCGGAGCATTTCAAGGGCCTCGTCCAGCTTTCGCTTGATGTCGCGGTCCATTGATCGTGCCTTTTTGGAGCGGTGTCGTTGTAACGCGCGAGCGGGGCGGATGGAAGCGGATTAGTGGTCGGTAGTGGGCGCGGGCGGGCAGTTGGCGGCGACTTTCAGGTTATGTGCCACCAGCCAAATCTTCTCCCCGCGCGTCCAGCGGCTACTGTAACCGTCATCCGGGTAAAACTGCATCTCCCACCCGCACGCGCTGGGCACCGTGACGTTGACCACGGGCGGCGGCTGTTGGGTGGAGGGGCCAATCTGAATGAGAGGCATGGTTCCGCAAGCGGTGAGAGTGAGGCAGGCGATGACAATGGCGGCCTTCATGCGATTATTCGAGGGTCGTGTAGTGGGTCGGAATGTTCTAGTACGTCCGTGCGCGCCTGTTGCAGCATGACGATAATCGCCAATGCCTCATCGGGAGAAATTGGGAAGCAGCCTTTGAACGGCCCCACGAAATCTATCTGACCGCAGATCGTGCCAGACGCTGCAAAGGCACCAAATTCAGTCGCCGCCATGAAGCGCTTGGCTTCGTATAGCCGAGGCCGCAGATGCGTTACGTTCACGGCCTCGGCCTCTTCAGCGCCTCGTCCAACTGCGCGTCGGTCATGCCATCAACCTGCTGGTCGATCTGCGCCGCGCGCGCATCGTCTTTGGCCGTTTGCCGCAGGTCCGCGTTCTGCTGCTGCGCCTGCCCGAGCTGCTGGTCTGTGGCGGATTGCTTCGTGCCGCCGAACAGCCAGCCGAGGAGCCATGAGATCCAGCCCGGCATTACGCCGCCGGAGCAACCGCCGTCTGCACGGCCCTGTAAGCCGCCTGAACGGCAAACTGTGCGTCGGCCACGGCAACCGCTTTGCCTTGGATTTCAACCTGCTGAACCACATCAACGACCGCGGCCCCAAATTTTTCTGCGCCCGATAGGACCAGCGGAGCTTGCTTCAGGACCGCGCCAATCGCGATCTGCCCAACGGCGGACAGGAAGGCTTCGAGGTCGGAAACCACGACGGGCCCGATCTGGGCAGCAAGAACGGCAACGTCGCCCTCAAGCTTGGCGACTGCGGCCTTCGCTTCGGCTTCGAGATTGGCGAACCATGTTGAAAGGGACATTGGACCTCCTGTGCGCCGAGGCGCGGGTTAGATGATGCGGGCCAATCGTGAATTGGCTTGTGGCGATTTCTCTCTCGCAAGAGCCAGGACCATTCCGTGCTCGCCTTGTCCTAGTCGGAGGTTTGTGTGTCTTGCCCGCAGGCACCTACTAAGGACCACACCGCCGCATCCCCGCCAAAGTGCGCTTGGTTGTGGCGGCCGTCAAGGTGCGGCTGCGCTGTCTTTCACGATCAGGCGCCTATATGTGCTGATGCAGTCCTGCGCGTCGGCCAGAGCATTTGCGGCACTTCGTGAATGCGGGTCTTGCGCCAATTCCGCCTGCGCATCGTCGCGATCACGCTGGCAATCGCGCTTCTGCAATTGATAGACCGTCACGTCCACGGTGCTGAGATGCTTGGCGATACCGTCAACGGCCTGCTCCAGCGTTTTGCCCTGCGCGACAGTTACCCAAGGAAAGCCATAGCCGACGCCAGCGGCAAGCGCACCAAGTGCGACAAGGCTGCTGGCGTAACCGGCCAAGGCTTTGAGAGGTGCCATCAGTCGCTTGGGATTGCCGCGAGATAAGCTTCCAGCGCCGCCTTGAGCGGATTGCTGTCGTCGAGGCTGTCGCACCAGTCCTGAATGTCGCTCACATCGGCCTGTGGCGGCGCGACGTTCGCTAGAGGATGAAGAATAACGACTTTGGGGTGCATTCCGCCGCTGCCGCCGCCAGATGAAGACATGTGCTATTCCTTTCGTGGGTGGGAATCGAATTGTGGGGCTGGAGGTATTTTGATACCCTGTTTTTCCGCAGCGACCTCCACTCTCTGCGACCAATAAGATACCTGAAATAGGTCGCGTGACAACTCCGTGCTTTTGTCGCTGAGACCTTCCGCCTTAGCCATAAGCATGGGCGCACCGACCAAGCTCACCACGAGCGACGTTATCGCAATCACGAGGTTGATTATCAGCATGGATGAAAGCATCCACATGAATGGACGCGCGACGCTTTCTGGAACCTGATAGTTGTTTACAATCGCCACGCCGGAATCTGTAGCGTTCGCGACCGGCGCGCCTTCGACATCAAGCTTTCCGTCCATCAATGCCCCGACGCGGTGATCCCAAATCTGACGATGAAATAGCCGAGGCTCAATACCATAGTTCCCAGCAAAGCGTACATCCATTTGTCGAACCGGCCTGTGACGGCGGTCGAGAACGTGGTGAATTCGGCCTTCATGTTCTGCAGCGCGCGCTGAATTTCGGCGTGGCGGACTTCACAAATCGCCTCGTGGGATTCGACCCGGTATTGCGCCTGTGCTGCCAATTCGATGGCCCTCGTGTCGATGTGAACCTGCGCCCTATCCGCCATGTCTCCCCCGAATGAAACGCTTTCCGGTCGCATTGGTTACACCTTGGCATCATTCGTAACAGAAAATTCATTACTTGCAATTGCTTAGTAGCTACGGAAGCGCGCTTATTGCGCCCCGTCGCATTTGCCCACGCGGGGGTAAAACACATTATTCGTTGGGTACTCTTCTCCGAAAACCTTCTGCCACAACATCGCAGTACTGCGCAGATCATTCGCATGCATCAAGTTTCGGATGTTGTCGCTTTCGCAGAATTGAGTTTCAATCTCAATCAAATCTCTCTGTATTGCGGCCACGCTGCTGTCCAGTTGCGCCCTGTCTCGTAAGGAAACGTCCGCTTTCGCCTCAAGCGTCCCGATGCGGCCCTCATGAATGGCGACGGTATCCTGAAGGTGTGTAACGGTGACAAACCAGCCCAAGACGCTGGCAAGAATCATGAACGCGCCCGCAATGGCAGGAACCCATTGCATCCACCGCGAACCATTGCCGCCGGGGGCATCGGCCACGGCGTTATTTCGCGACGCTCGGCGCGTAACTTTTCACGATCTGCGCGGCGGTTGCGTCGGTCGCTGGAATTGGTTCTCCGGCGCGATCAACAAGAACACCTCCCGCAGTAGCAAGATGGAGCGTCGCGTTGACGGCCGCAGTTGTTTTCTTTCGAGAGGCGATGTAGTTCGCGAAAGCGTTATAAACGCCCCATGCCGCCGGACCGACTACCATGATGGAGCCTGCAACAATCTCGACCCATTTGTACGCGCCAGATGTTGCCAGCCCATTCCCCGCCATGACCGTTCCGATCACGATCAGAAATGAACGGATTGACGAAAAGACGGCGTTGATGTTCGGTTCGCTCGCGTCCATCGGTTAAAGCCTTCCGGCCAAAATCAGAATCAGAATAATCACGAGAACGAGGCCCAGCCCGCCGCCGCCCCAGTTCGGATTGAGGCCGACATGGTTGAAGCCGCCTGCGTAGCCGCCGAGCAGCAACACTATGAGAACGATCAAAAGTATCAGGCCGATGCTCATGGCGAAATCCTTTATGGTTCAACGGTCAGCGTTGTCGCTCCCGAGCGGGTCGCGTCCCTGATCTTGGGGTATATACGCCTGTAAGCGGCTTGGGAACCAAGGATGGCCGGTGTTTGGCCGGGTACATAGGCAGGCTGTGGAGTGTCGCCGACCAAAATGCAGCCGCGCGTGTCGATTTCGGTGTTGCCGCAATGGATGAGGATGCCAGACCTGCCGGGCACATTCTGGACGCCGATCATGCCGGGGTGGCCGCCCCCCGGCAGGTTGCCGAACAGCTTGGCGTAGGCGGGCTGCATGTCGCTATCAGACCGTAATTCGAGCGGATATGTGCCCGGCGGGATGCGTGATTCCTCGAGGAGATTGCCAGCGTCCGGCAGTTCAAGCGTGAAGGCCCCGAATTTGCCGTCAAGCGCGAGCGTTCCCAGTGTACCGCGAGGGTCCGTCGAGAATCTGGAGAGTGTCAAGATCATCAGCACGCCGTCACGATGCCGCCAACGACCGTAAACCCGGACGTAGGCGAGCCGCTACAGGAGGCAGGAATGGCGGCCCCGTACTGGCTATAGGTCGCGTTCGGGTTGGCGAAAACCCATGTGTTCGGCTCTGCGCCGCCAATCAGCGCCACATTCTGCGCCGCGCTACTCAGCAAATTGCCCTGAACGCCGACGCCCTGAACGACGTTGCTGTCTCCCGCGCCGCCCCAGAATTTGGAATTGTCGATCAACGCGCCATAGGTTGTGGTGCTTGGCGTCGAGTCCGTCCACTTCGTCTGCACCCCAAGGACTTTCTCGAAAGAGCCGGTCAAATGCACCGCCGCCATGCTGCTATTCGCAACCGCGCCCGCTATGATGATTTGCTTGCCCTGTAATTCATACCCGAAGAAATCGTTGTACGGCGAAATCCCACCGACAACATTGCCGAGATACAAATTGTAATTGGCTTGGCGATCTTCAATATCAATCAAATTTCCCTGAATGTTGCTGTTCTGGATCGTCGCGTAGTTAGCGGTTTTATCACCAAGCCATGAGAACGGCGCGTGCGATGAGAACCATGGGAATTCATTGAAATTCTTCTGAATGAACATGTGATCGAAACGGAAGCTCGTGATTTGCACGCCCGGAACACAGCCCGGAACTGTTATGTCGCAATCACCAAAATGCACATCGCCCGTCGTGCCGTTGAACGCTCCGACGTTGGTGTAAACCTCCTCTTCACCGCCATCGATACCAAGCGCAAAATTGGCCAGCATGTTGGCGTCGAAGGAAAGATAACTAGCCCCTCCACCAACAGCCACTCCATTCGCTTCCAGCCCGGCATATGTATTGCCATTCACATCCGGCGTCGGCGGCGCGACCAATTCAAATTGAGACGAGCCGAGGTCGGTGCCGCAAAGACTGTTATTGCCCTGAGGCAGGAAAACCGTATTGGTGATGATGAACGTCCGATTGGACGGCACGCATATATTTTGCAGGGGAAGGGCAGAAGAATACGCGGCGTTGATGAATGCCGTATCATCGTGGCCGTAAACGACCTGTCCAGTCTTGGAATATTTCTGGTTGATAACTGCGTTGCCGACATTCGCGACAGGTGTCACGCCATCCGATTGATAGACGGTGTATGTTCCTGTGGCGCTGCCGGGACACAGATTCGATATGCCTGTTGCCGAACAGAATTGTGCCGGAGGTGCGGCATTGAGATTCACTTGCGAGAACACATTTATGCCTGCACCGCCGCCGAGTCCGCTATTGACGGAAATCGCGCTCCCAACAACACTCTGAACCTGCAGCACTGTCCCAGCCGTACAAGAGGTCGCGCAGCCCTGATCGTTCAGAACGACAAATTGCCCAACTGCGAATCCGCTTCCACCGAGAGCGGTGCTTGTATCTTGCGCGAGGCTTTGGACTTTGACGCCAATACGGGACGCGAGGAAATTGGTCGGCGCGGGTTCTCCGGCAGGAACGGTAATAACCGCAGATGCACCGTTGACGCTGGCAATCGTGCCGTAGAATGTTCCGTTTGGAAGTGTGAGCGTATCGGTTGTGCTTGATGCCGTGGCATTTCCATTCATGGTCGCACACCAGTCGCCCCAGACGGAGATTGACGTTCCCGCATGGCTTCCTGTCGCTGCCGAAGCAAGCGTGACGGAATTTGCTCCAACAGCCGTAATAGAAATCGCCGCTACACCTGTCGCATAGACCAACATGCCGGGCTGCATCTGAGATGTATCGGAAATGCTATCAATCGTTGTCGTGCCGTGCGTGCTGCCCGTTGTATTGACGAGGCAGTAGGAAAGCTTGGTGAAGCTCCTGCCTATTAGTGCGCCAGCACTATCGGACGTGATAGGCACGCCTTTGTCGATGCCATATGGGCCGCTGAAATTGTTCCCCGTGATAGAATTGAGGCCAAAGCTGAGATTGAAAATCAGATTGCTGCCGCTGTTGACAATGCCCTGCTCGTAAATCGGAGCGGCACCGGAGACAGCGATAGGATTGCCTACAGCACTTGCGGAGAAGGTCCCTGAAAGCAGCGTCGCCGTGGTAATGCCTCCGCTCGTGGAGACGTTTGCACCAGCAGCGACGCGCGTAGCATCGCCATGCGCGCCCCATTGCAGAATACTGGTGACTGGAGATGTGGCATTGAAGCAATTTCCGGCAGCATCACAAAGAATGGAGCCGCCATTATCAGTCTGGCCAGGAGCGCCAAGCACATAGACCGCGCCGCCACCTCCATCACCAGCAGAATGATACCCTGCGAACGTGATGTTATATAATTTCCCCCAGTTGGCCCCAGCAGAATGGAAAAAATCAACGCTTGTAAGCTCTACAACGGCACTGGGCTGGGAGGCGGCAATCGCCATACTCGCCCA